ATGCAGCAATGCTCAAAAAGGGCAAGAGGATTTATGTAAGTGGTAAACCAAAATTGGGACTCTACACAAGAACAGGCGAGACGATTCCCACTATTACTGTATTCGTTGACACCTTCGAGCTTCAAGAGAAAAAGCCTGAGACTGCTCCAAATACCTCAGAGATAAAAGAGGTAGAGGTATTCCCAAAACGCCCAGAGGGTGAGGCCCAACCTGAACAAACCCCTATCCCGGCAAATGAAGACGATGGCGATTTGCCATTTTAAATAACAAACAAATTTCACAACAACACAATGGACAATTTTTTAGGAAAAGAGCTGTCTGCAAAAGAAAGACTAGCGCTCCTGCAGAACAACTGCGACAAAGTAGAGATGATGGGCTACACAAGACCATTCTCAGAGGAAGAACTTGTTGAGATGAAGGATGAGTTGGCAAACAAGTCAATCGAACTCAGCAACATCTCCGAAGAGAAAAAGGCCGCGCAAGCCGCTTTTAAGGCGAAGATGCAGCCGGTATCTGCAAGGATTGGTACTCTTCTGAAAAACATCAGAGAGAAGGCCACTTACACTAACGAAAGCCTCTTCAAATTCGTTGACTCGGAAGAAAAGATGGTTGGGTACTACAACTCGGATGGTGAACTCATTGATTCCTTGACTCGCAGAGCCAAACAGGATGAGCTGCAGGGCAACATCTTCCACATGAAAACAGGTACAAACAATTAAAAATCATTACACAAATGGAACCCGAAAAACTAAACATCGTAGTCCCTGAGTCCGGTAAGGCGGAAGTAATTATTCGTGAAGGTTCGGCCCCTGAGCAGCTTCGTGAGATGGCTCCAATTCAAATTGACATCAAAGGTACGATTGACGCACCCCATGAATTCCTCTCAAAAAGATTGGGAATATTGACCCGGGACGAGTTGGTTAATTTCATGGCAAACTCCCACATCCTTGTTAACAGGGAGAAGATGAGTATCACACTTATCATCAATGAGTCTGACTTCTACAAAAAGGGGAAGATCGTGGGTGAGATAAAGACACACTCAGTGTTTGAAAAATTTGGAATCAACTCTGACAAAGACTGGGAACCAAACAAACTTGGCCAATTCTGTAAGATGAACCGGGCGTTTTTTGAGAGCCTTGAAGCTAACATGATATTGGTTTCTGTTCTGAAAAACTTCAACGCAAAGATTGATTCTATGGTTGAAAAGCAGAACGACCAACAGGGAGGATTCAAGGATAATTATTCCGCAGTAGTTACATCAAATCTCCCTATGGGATTTAATCTCTCTATGCCACTATTTGTGGGAGGAAAGAAAGAATTCTTCGAGGTTGAGTTTGATGCAACAGTAAACGGAAGAGCAGTATTCCTGAATCTGATTTCTCCGGGGGCAAACGCTACTCTGGAGCTGGTCAGAGATACAGCGATTGACGAACAACTGAAATTGATTAGCGATATCGCTCCAGGCATTGTAATCATTGAGCAGTAACCAAAATTAACCAAACAATCAACTCCCCATCTTTCGGGATGGGGATTTATCAAAACAAACACAATGGCAGCAGGGCGCAAATACAAGAACATAGTGGAATATTTTCCTCACTTCTGCACAAGCGGCAAGACAATTTTCATCCTTGAAAAGAAGTTTGGGAATGATGGATATGCTGTTTGGTTTAAGACCTTGGAGATTCTGGGCGCATCCGAGAACCATTTTATTGACTGCCGGGATTCTCAGTTATGGGAGTTTGTTGTTGCAAAAATGGGGTTAAGCAGCGAAAGGCTGATTGAAATATATGACACCTTGGCCAACCTTGAAACAATCAATAAGCAACTCTGGGAAAAGAAGGTTATCTGGAGCGAGAACTTTGTTGATATCCTTTCCGAGGTAATCTATTTCAGAAGAAAGCGAGATGTCATGTCTTTTGATGAGTTGTACGAAAAGCTACTCGTTTCACCTGAACTTTTTGGAAGCAGCCAAATTGGAGGCGGACCACAAGAGCCAAGACAACCGATTCCTACAACAAATCCTATTTACTATCCATTTGATGAGATAGCCGAGGCATGGAACACCATTGTAACAGACTGCCCTAAAGTAAAGGGATTAAGCAAGGACAGAAAAGACAAAATCAAGAGCAGACTTAAAGAGATCTCGGAACCTGAACAATGGATGGATAGCATCTCTGCAATTTTTCAGATGATTCAAGATTCAGACTTTCTATCCGGAAGAGCCGGTAAGTGGAGAGCATCTTTTGATTGGATATTCAAAAACTCAAGCAATTGGATGAAGGTTGTCGAGGGGAATTACAGCAACACAGAGAGAAGTGGAAACGAAAAGGGAGCTAGCAACAAAGAGTTGTATGCCATACTTGAAAAGAGAGCGAGAGCATTGACTAATGGAACATTATCTGCGGAGAAACTTAAACTTAACCAATAACATGGATAAAATTGAAATCATAAACCTTTTATCGGCTCCCTTGGCAAGTGAGAGTAATGCAAATGCTGTAAAGCTGCATATCTCTGGGATAGTGCTAAAGGCCTATAAACTTACAGGGCAGTCAAATAACACAAGGCTTGACATCATTAGTGAGCAGCAGACAGAGATTTCAGAAGAGCTGTATAAATGTATTAAAAGTGACGAACAACTAAAGGGTATTAGATTCCCTGAGATTGATTATGCAGTTGTGTCCGGAATCAAGGGATTACTTGACGATAAACCTTATGGAATGGTTACTTTTCAATCAATGTATAAATGGTTAAACGCATACATGAGCTCTTCTACAAGAAAAAATGCCATGCGCTCCTATGCAGCTTCTTTCAATCATAAGCAGATTGAGCAGAAGGTTGAACTCAGCCAATTCGAAAAGGACAAAATAATTGAGAAAAACATAAATCTCTCATATCAAAACTTTCTTGAATCTGCAGAAAAAACCTTTCCCAAATATTCCATTGGAAAAATATATACCGAGAAAGGCAAGTTTGCGGGCGGAATAATGGACCCTGGCAACGCGATGGTCTCTTACCTTATCCGGAAGGAGATAATGAGCAAAACGACTCGTTTAATCGACTTTTTTACAGAACAAAAAGAACAAAAGAAAACCAAAATTTTTTAACACACACACACAACTATGAAGACACTTCACAAAATTGGATTAGCAGCAGCATTGTTAGTGCTACTCTCATTAATTATAATGGCAATCGCCCCCAACGAAAAGACAGTCTATCTGTTTGAGGGCGTTCATAATTTCGCCGGATGGGTAATGTTCACAGCTTATATGTGGATGCTTGAGATGATCATCTCAGATACCATCAAAAAGAGAGAGGACGAAAAGAGAATGAAGGAGGACCTGAAGGATATTTTCAAAGACCTTTCAGGCATAATCAATAGTGGTAAAATGGAGGTTGTCGAGGTTCGGCCTCCGATTCATCCTCCGCATGTGTGTGGGGGTTGTAAAGACAGACCAAAGACCGAGGGAGTAAACGAAAAGTTAATCATGGTTTGGATTGTCGGAAACTCGGCATGGGATAATGAAAATTGCCCTGCAAGCTATAAGAGATATGCTGATTCAAGATGCTTTATGGCCAAACCTATTGAGCTGAAAGATGCTCCAGAATCAAAAAATTCATTCAGCGTTGGCAGTTGCGTTTTTGTCAATGGTATCGGAATGTATTGCGAATTGGTAAGTGAAATTGACCTCGTTCAAGGATTATAGGCCATGAAAGCAAACGAACTCAGAGTAGGCAATCACTACAATTATCATATAGTAGATGAACTTGACGAGCGCAAGGAATGGGACGAAGTCTGCATAATTGAAGCGGCCGATATCGAATTTCTTGAAAAGAATCCGGACGATAAAGACTTTAAACCTATCCCACTTACACCGAAGGCACTAAAAAAGTGCAGCGATATAGAAGAGATTAATGGTTACACATTTAGAATTTTACCAAGTATAGGGATATATGTAATGGTGCTAAAGTGGAGCTTTCTCGAAAGAACATTTAGCCTATTCGTAAACGACCAATTTGTCAAAAGACAGATTGCAAGCGTGCATGAGTTTGAAAACCTACACTACGCCATGACAGGCCAAGAACTTGAAATCAAATTATAACTATGAAAGGAATATGTTTTATAGAGCCTCTGTTTCACAAAGTAGTGAAAGGGGAAAAGACTCAGACAAGGAGAATGATTGTGTCGAGAACAGGCCATTTTCAAGTTTCAACAAACTCAATGAGCGGAGTGATTACCGGCATTTGGCAAACAGATGATAATGGATGGGGCGGAGTAAATCTCATCCCTGTTAATCCAAAATACAAAGTAGGCGAAAAGGTTTACCTGAAAGAGCCTTATTTCATTTTTGACGAAAAGGATAATTCGTGCTTTTATAAATATTTACCTAAGGTCGATTGGTTGACAGATAAGGAGTTTTTAAACAGTGTAAACTCTATATCAAGATTGAAAGGGTGGAAAAACAAACTCTTTATGCCCGAATCAGCGGCTCGTTATTTTATTGAGATAACTGCAGTCAGAGCCGAAAGGTTGAAGGATATATCAGATGAGGACTGTATTAAAGAGGGAATTTTTGAAGTTATGGGAGGGGCTTTGAATATGAATAGCATTGACCCAATAGGTTATTTACAACCAAGTGATGCCTATGCTGCCCTTATCGACAAAATCAGCGGAAAAGGCACTTGGGATAACAATCCATTTGTGTGGGTGTATGATTTTAAACTTGTGAGGAAATGACCAACCTAATCACCGGATATCAGGCAAAGCACGAATTCATTTCTGAAACAGGAATTGTATCGGTTGTGTATCTCATGGATTGCATGGAAGGGCTTAAGCAAATTCCTGAAAAATACTTCGGGCTTGCTATTGTAGATCCTCCGTATGGAATTGGACAGAATTGGACAAAAGACAAACATGCAAAATTCTATAAGCATAGGAACGATTTTAACAATTCAATTCCTACCGAGGCTTATTTCGAGGAACTATTCAGAGCTACGCAAAATCAAATTATTTGGGGTGCAAATTATTATTGGAACTACTTGACTCCATCCAATAATATCATATTCTGGGATAAGTTAAAAGATGCTGAATTGCAGCATGGTTCTGCAGGTGAGATTGCATGGACAAATATCACAAAATATCCTCTGATTAAGGTCACTTTATCTTGGAATGGGTTTGCTACTTGCGAGCAAGGCGACAAAGTTCATCCGCATCAAAAGCCCGTAAAACTCTATGAGTGGCTGATATCCAAATACTTCATAGGGGGGGGGTATTTTAGACACCCATCTTGGAAGTGGCTCAAGCAGAATAGCAGCACACAAGGCCGGAGCCCCATTCATGGGGTTTGAGAAAGATGAAAAATACTTTAAAGACTCTGTAAAGAGATTTGAACAACACGCACAACAAAAAAGGATATTTTAAAATGAACCAAGAAAACATACAACTACTCTACATAGATTTATTCTCCGGTGCAGGCGGAACGAGCACAGGTGTTGAATTCGCACAGTTAAACGGCCAGAAGTGTGCAAGGGTTGTTGCTTGTGTCAATCACGACATTAACGCAATTCTTTCTCACTCCGAGAATCACCCCGAAACGCTCCACTTTACAGAGGATATCCGCACTCTTGAACTCTCCCCTATGATTACCCATCTGAACGCAATGAGGGCGAAATATCCCGAAGCTCTTGTGGTACTATGGGCCAGTTTGGAATGCACAAACTTCAGCAAAGCCAAAGGCGGTCAGTCCAGGGATGCAGACTCTAGGACACTTGCAGAACACCTGTTTAGATACATTGACGAAATAAACCCTGATTTCATTCACATTGAGAATGTGGAAGAGTTTATGAGTTGGGGTGATGTGGACGAGAACGGAAAGCCTATCTCAATGGATCGTGGCAGGAGTTATCTCCGTTGGGTGAAAAATATCTGCAAATATGGATATAACTACGATTGGAAGATTTGCAACTCTGCTGACTATGGAGCCTATACAGCAAGAAAGAGATACTTCGGACAATTTGCAAAGAAAGGTCTGCCTATATCATGGCCAGAACCCACTCATGCAAAATCAGTGACCGGAGGAGGTCTTTTTGGTCGTTTAGAAAGATGGAAAGCAGTTAAGGATGTCCTTGACCTCAAAGATGAAGGGGAGTCAATATTCACTCGGAAAAAACCTCTTTCTGAAAAGACTCTGGAGAGAATCCATGCAGGGCTGATAAAGTTTGTTGCAGGCGGAAAAGATAAGTGGATTATGAAATATAATTCCACCAACGGAAAAACCGGTAAGCATATCCCTCCAAGTCTTGAAGAGCCTTCACCTGTTATTTCATGCCAAGGCAGGTTGGGGATTGTGTCAGCTCAATTCCTTTCAAAATACTACTCCGGCCATCCTGATAGCAAAAATATCGGAATCGAAGGTCCTGCACACACAATTAAGTGCAAAGACAACCATGCACTTGTTTCACCGAGTTTTCTATCTGCATATTATGGCAATGGAGACAATGTTTCAAGCATTGACAACCCCTGCCCTACTGTTACAACAGTTGACAGGTTTGCACTTGCTACGCCTCAGTTTCTTGATATGCAGTACGGAAATGGCAGCCCTGCCCCAATAGATACTCCGGCCGGTACTGTTACCACAAGTCCAAAGCATAACCTTGTAACCCTGAAACCTTGGATAATGAACACCAACTTTAACAATGTTGGGGCATCTGTTGACGAGCCTTCACAAGTGATTACAGCGAACAGGAAGTGGCATTATCTGATGAATCCTCAATTTAACTCTTCAGGCGGAGATGTGGAAAAGCCTTGCTTCACCCTAATTGCCAGAATGGATAAAATGCCTCCTTATTTAGTTGCGACTGAACAGGGAGAAGCAATCATCATCATTTTTGAGACAGACTCTCCGGCAATGATAAGAATCAAGGAGTTCATGGCTCTGTACGGAATCATTGACATCAAAATGAGAATGTTGAAGATACCCGAACTGAAACAGATTATGGGCTTTCCAAAGACTTACAAACTACTCGGCACACAAGCAGAACAGAAAAAGTATATCGGCAATGCGGTTGAGGTGAACATGTCGAGGGCTTTATGTGCAGCTCTGGCCGAACAATTATATGAGTATAAACTTGAAAAAGTAGAGAGGTAATTATGAAAACAGAAGAAATTGAAAAAGCTGCAAATGAATATCAGGAAAGAATATACACTGATGTCTATGAGGAAGGTTCTTTAGAAGAACAAAAACTTCAATGTCTTAATGATTTTAAGGCAGGAGTAGATTTTACCAACAAGTATTGGCAAGAGAAAACAAGATGGATTCCGATTGAGGAAAAATTGCCTAAATACGGGGTGGCTGTTTTGGTTAAAAGACCAAATAAATATTCGGGAAATGTGGATATACTACTTTCAAGGCTGCATCAAGCCGAAAAAGAAGGGCAAGAATATGGGAGAGGTGATGGCATAGGAAACTACCCAAAAACATTCAAAGATTATTGGTCTTTACCTTCTATCGCATTGTTAGGTGATATTACCCATTGGAAAGAAATTGAATAACCATGAAAATCGAAATCACAGATTCAAGAGAATTAGTCCTGCTGATTATCGGAGGGCTTTCACTAATCGGGCTTTGCATAACCCTATAGTTGGGATGCAGAAAGCAGAGGTATAACTTAACTGAGGAGGAGGAAGATTATGGGGCAGAGGCAACTACTGAAGATGTTAAAGAAGTACAAGAGCGAGATTCCTAGATATGTGTACCATGAGTTTTGGGCCGCTCTCAATGAACCTGACTATGCTTTTGAAGGACCATTTGAGATATTCAGCACAGCAACAACAGACAGGTTCAAGGCTCTTGGTAGTATAGTAGCGAGTCAGATGAGAGTTACTGTTGAACAGATAAGGGCGAGAACTAGAAAAGACCGGGTTGTTGATGCAAAGACAATACTTATCCATGAGGTTCTTCTGACAAACATATTCCCTTCAATGCGCTCCCTTGCTTTGATGTTTTCAGGATTCACCCATGCCGATATCATATATCACAAAAAGAGATACCAAAATTTATACGAGGTTGATAAAGAATTTAGAGCAAAAGCTAAAGATATTTCACAATTAATAAACAAACACAACTATGACAACTATTTCCTTAAAAAGCAGGCTTGTACAAATGAGTTACAGGTTCAAAGCAAGGCGAACAATGAAAAAAGTTTGCAAAACCTTCAATGTGTCGGAGGACAAAATAAGAAGGCAAACAAGAAACAATAACAGCGTTAAATATGCGAGATATGAATTCATCCGCGTATGCCACGACAAGAGCCTGCCAAAACAGATGATTGCCGACCTTTTGAACATCAGCCTTTCTCATTACAGAGACTTGCTGAAAGTGGCCAAAACGGATAAAAATTGGTATGCAGCATATCGTTATCTGCTCACTCAACAAGAAAGAGCAATACAATAAATCAACATGGAAAAAGCAGATTATATAATTGCCATAGATCCTGATGCGGCTGAATCAGGTCTGGCGCTCATAGATGTTGCGTGCGAGAAGCTAGTCCATTGCGAATGTCTGAAGTTCCCCGAACTGATTGAGCGCGTTAAAGGAGTGTGTTGGTCCATATCAATAGGTAGGAGAATTGATGTCTATGTTGAGGCCGCGTGGCTGAAAAATACCGCGAACTATCACAAGGGCTATTATGATAAGTCCGGGAAGTATCACACAAACTCTAGCCGCGTTAATGAGAATATTTCTAACAAAAACGGAAGGAACCACGAGACCGGTAGAAAGATAATTGAAATGCTCAGATATTATGGTATTGAAGTGCAAGAAGTACAGCCCCTCCGTAAGGGATGGAGTGGCCCAAAGGGAAAGATTACCCAGGGGGAAATTGAGCAATTCATTACCGGTTTTCCAAAGAGGTCAAATCAGGAGATGAGAGATGCAGCTCTAATCGGATGGGACAAAGCTGAGTTACCAATGACAATTAAAGTACCTTCTAAATTACCAAAACGATGAAAAAGGAAACATTACAAGCGCAATGGAACAGGCTGCGCGCAGAAAGTACTCAAATTGAAGAGTCTCACCTCAATGAATTTTTCGAGAAACATCCAAAGGCAGAGACCTTGTTTAGAGTTGACCCAATTGGCAATATTAAGCAGATAGAAATAGTCGGATTTGGCATCTGTTATTCAATTGATGGGAGGAGCATTAATAAGCCCTATTTGGTTGATGATGGCAAGAGGCCAACTAATAAACATATTACGCAATATGCGGAATACATTGATTTGATAAACAAGGCAGAAAGGCGTGTTATCGTTAAGTATAAGGACACCGGCTCTGGCGCGTACAGATACAGCGAAATCAAACCTGAACAGGGCCTTTCGTTTTTTCAAAAAGACCTAGAAGAGGAGTCTACACGAAGGCGCGAACTTTACGCACCGCGCGAAGGCTACGAGCCTTGTGCTTACTGCCGCAAACAGACACCCATCGAAAACCTTATTCAACGCAAAATCTACGGAAGAGGCCGGAAACAAGTTTGGAATAGCTGGGAGAATCGCTTTGAAAGCAAGGCTTATGTAACAGAAAAGTACATGAAATTTTGTTCTGCCAAATGCGCGGGGAATGAGCAAATGTCAAGGGAGGGATAATCATGGCAAACTTTAAAGGAAAAGCGATATATCAGCCGGCGGGGAAAGCTGCTGAATACGCGAAATGGGCATGCAACTTTTATGTTGGCTGCTCGAATGGGTGCGAATACTGCTACCTTAAGAAAGGCAGGGGCGCAATGATCCTGGGGGGTGAAAAGCCTACCTTGAAGAAGTGTTTTAAGGACGAAACTCACGCAATTGATGTGTTTTACAAAGAACTCCAGGCGAACCTTCCGGAGCTTCAAAAGCATGGTATTTTCTTTAGTTTCTCAACAGATCCGATGCTGCCTGAAACTGTTGGATTGACAAAAGATGCTATTGGCATTTCCATTAAACACAAAGTTCCAGTTAAAATTCTCACAAAGCGTGTAGATAGTATTCATGTGATTTTTGAAGACGAAAACAAAGCCTATGAAAAAGTAAAATTCATGGCATTTAGTAAACTTATTGCTTTCGGCTTCACCCTTACCGGCCACGATGAACTTGAAAAGGGTGCATCAACCAACCAGGAGCGAATTGAGGCAATGAAGAAACTCCACGATGCCGGGTTTAAGACTTTTGCAAGCATTGAGCCGATAATCGACTTTGAGAGCAGTCTTGAAATGATTCGGAAAACAAAAGGATTCTGCGACTTATACAAAATCGGTTTGATGTCCGGACAAAAGGTTGATAAATCATTTTATGATAGGTTACGCGGCTTTAATCTTGGGGTTGTAAATACTCTTGCCAATTACCATGCAAAGGTGTATTGGAAGGAATCCATCAGAAAACAATTCGATGTTTTCCCGGATGCGAATTGTAATGTAGATAAAGACTACAACATTTTTAATCAATAACAAATATGAAAGAATTTAAAGAGAAGAAGTACAGAGTGACCAGAGTTGGCGATATCTACCAACCACAGGTGAAGTGGTTATTCTGGTGGGTAAATCTACACAAGGCTTATATGAGCTATGGTGAAGCGACAAGGGCAATCAATGTCCATAACGCTGAGAGGAAAATAAGGTTTAACAAACAAAACAAGTAACAGGCTATGACAGCAAAAGTATTGACAACCTATTACCAAGGAGAGGGCAACGCAACCATAGTAAGGATATACATGGAGAATGATTTTGAGCAAGCAGAGCAAGACCTTAAAATGATACACGAACATGTATGCGATGGAAAGATATGGGAGCTTGTCGATGCAGAGATTTACGGGACCAAGTAAATAGTACAAAATGGCAATAATAACATGCACTAGAGAGGCGAGATGCAAGGATTGCAATAACCTCAAGCGCTACTACAAAGGGGAGAGAAAACTCTATAAGTGTGTTAAGAAAAACATAGGCCGAACCCTGAACGATTCAGCCGGAAGCTGCATTGACTCCAAGGAGTTTGATTGGAACCCATCTGCAATACCGGGGAATTTATGAACAAGAGAGTCAACCCACACACCATGCTCTGTAAGAGAGGGGCCGAATTCCTTAAAAATGCAAAACCTTGGTTTGTTAGGTGCAACTATGTAGTTACTGAATTTACTTCGTCATGTGGGGAGGCCCCTGACATATACGGATATCGCGGTGCAAGCGAAACCGTACTTGTAGAAGTTAAAGTTTCTAGAAGTGATTTCTTTGCTGATAGGAGAAAATGGCATAGACAAAATGGTAATGGCATTGGCTCTAACAGATACTACCTATGTCCTAGCGGCCTTATTAAAATTGAAGAGCTGCCAGAGGGATGGGGCTTATTATATTGTAACGACAAAGGAAAAATTACGATTGAGAAGCAGTCTGAAGCTTTTGAGTCACGCGATTATATAGACGAAATGTCTGTAATGTACTCAATAATACGAAGACTTGCAGGCAAAAGACAGGTATTTGATTTTAAAAAATAACTAAACCAAACTAAACTATGACAGCAGTTATCGGACACAACTACTCAGAACTTGACCATCAGCATGAATTTTTCATTGTCTGTAATGAAACATGGCTATGGTTCCACCTTGGGGCAAAACTCCAAAAGGCAGGGATTAAAGAGGCTCCAAAAAAACTACTTATCACGCCCTACCCTTTCGAACCCTCGACATCAGAGACCATCTCCTTTTCAGATTGTGAGAAGGGGGCCGAAAAGATAGTGACATTCATCAGGAAGAATCTTAGAAAACCCAAAAAAGAGAAAACAAATGTCTGAGATTAAAATGCAAGATGTGGTGAGCGCTTTGAAAGAAATATTCGAAAGCGGTCCTAAAGTAAAATACTCTCCCGATCACATTGTTGAGGTTACTCCAAAGAAGGTATGTCTTACTTGTGAAAACTATTCAAAAGGGTCATTCTGTCAAACAAAAAAAATCTCAGTAATTCCAATGACTCCCGGATGTGAAAATTATGTTGCATCTGCTAGATTTCTATCGGAAGCCGAGAGGATAAAATATGAATTACTAGTTCGACACTATCAAAGAATATCAGGATTATAGTATTAATCACAAACAATCACAATTATGAACAAAGAGCAAATTTTGGAACAGGTAAAAATTGACATCATTTCGGTTGTCAATATTGGTGAGATGGATATCAATGAAGAGTATTCTCTTTATGATGATCTGGGAATGGACTCGCTCGACTTGGTTGAGACAGTTATTAAACTTGAAAAGTCTTTTAACATAGTCATAAGCGATGAAAGAGCCGCAAAGCTCCGGACTGTTGGTGATATCGTTATTATGATTCAGGCATTGTTGTAAAGGAGGGATAGCTATGGACCTTGGAATGTATAATTTCCGGATATATGTAAAAATCCGGTTTTCGCAGTCAGGATGCAGGGCGTTGGCTGAGACAGTTTACTACAAAAACGACATGGCTGTTCCGTTTTTCGGAAGATGGGAATGGTTCTTTAAATATAGAGCAGCTCTTTTACAGGTTGAATATCCAAAAGCCTTCGTAGAGATTCAGTCCGGCTCATATAAGTATGTCCTTCCATCAGAAGAACAAAGGTCACTCCTTGAAAATCGGATTAGATCTGCTAAGGGAAAGGTTACTGAACTAGAAAGAAAGATGCACAATGCAGCCTCGCATTGGAATGAAATCTTCCCTATTGAGCAGCACCCCCTTTGGGTGAAATTAATTGAGAAAAAGCAAAGATACGAGACTCAACTAATTGAACTTGAAAATGAGTACGAGCCATTTAAAATTATAAAAGCAGAGGTATGAAAGTTATAGTTATTGGATGTAATAATGACAGGGAGGCCGTTGAGTCGGCAAGGGCTCTTGCGGCATTAAGGGGTATTCCAAATGTTATGATAGTAGGCGTAGAGGCTGTTGAGGAATCTTCAAACAATTCTCACATTTTGGAGTACAAGCAAATAGCTTTACCTGACATACCATTAATTGACACAGCGAGGAAATCAGATTCTCAACCTTGGTCAAAAGAGTTTAAAAATAAAAACAAATTTAAAAAGCGATGAAAACAGGAATTGAACTAATTGCCAAAGAAAGGCAGGAACAAATTGAAAAACATGGATGGCCGATACATAGCGATAGGGACTACGGTCGCGGCCAACTATTACAGGCAGCAGAATTTTGCCTTGACCAAGCGAGAAGAAAGCAAACAGGAATTGAAGTCGATATCCAAACATGGCCAGAGGGATGGCGGAAGCATTTCGAAGGAAAAATAAGGTCTAAATCCGCGATTCAACAATACATTGTTGCAGGTGCGTTTTATGTTGCAGAGCATGACAGAACCGGTGATGATTACTCCAAGATAACAAATCAGATCGCAGCAGAGATTGACAGACTCATATCAGTTGGTAATTATGATCTTTGTGAGAACTGCGACTGCATTATTGACTGCAAGGATGCAATTAAAACAACAGACGATGTGTATCTCTGTGAGTCTTGTTATTATTCACTGAGGAGACAAAAGTAAAATAGCACATCTCCTTATTGTCGTTTTTAGTAAAAAAGTAAAATAACAATGAAAAAATCAACCAAAATCAAGATAATAAACTTCGTGAAGAGGGTTCTTTCGTACAAGGAAGCCCTTGAAATCTACCCTTCGACACCAATTACATATAGAGGTGCAGAGTACGAGATTGTGCCTTTGAGCGAATGTATTGAAATCAGCCCTGAGAATTTGCTAAAAGGCCCTTATAAAACGCCTGAAAAAAGAGCGGAGGAACTAGTCAAGTGGAATCTTGGTAGAGCAATTGGCCGCGGTAATTTTATCAAAATTGAGAAGCTTCAAGAGAGTGGATTTGATAGAAGATGCACGATAACTGGCCATATTTTAGTATTAAGAGAAAAACAACTGTAACAATGAAAGAGAAACTTCAAAAACTTATTAAGGGTATTCAAAGCCACTTCTATCTATACGATTGGATGAAGCCTTATGTATGCAAATTCTTTGGCCACAAGGTTGTGGTGACATATCAGGTGTATGAACAGGAAAAGATTGTCAAGAACTTTGACAAGACACATATCAAGCTGACAAAAAACCGCTACGATCCATATTTTGTATTCGATTGTGAGAGGTGTCGGAAGAGACTTGGAACAAAGAAATTGGCCCGGCAGTTAAAAAGAGAGCAAGCCGAGGCGTTCAGCAGGGAGAAATTGCAACAACTTAAAGCATACAGAGAGTATAAGAGGAACCCAACTAAGGAGGACCCTGTTTTCCATCATCAGGTTTAACCACACCATTCCTAACAAAACGATTGTAGAAATCAGGGAATGAAATCAAACCCGACAAGTGATTGTGCAGCCAAAAGCGATACAATTCTTGCCGGGTTATTGATTTAATCTTACCGGTGTTGTCGATAATCATTTATAGTTAAAATCTGTAATTCACACCCGCCATGATTCCGGGACCTGTCTTAATTGTTCCTTGGTTGTAGAACACCCCCCACCCTGCAGTTACTCCAAGACTCCACTTAGGGGCGGGCTTGATAATAGTATTATTGATTGTCTCCTGATATGTCTCTATATAGTCCAGATTAGGTTCGTACCCTGAGACAATGGCCTTGTAGTTTTTAGCCTGATAGGTCTTTTTTGTTTTGGGTATAACAAGACTGTCACCATTCCCGACAAATACTAATTCCCGAACCGGCACGATAAAAGGCTTATCAAGCTCGACCAAGACAGGAACCGGTTTTGGAATTTTAATGGTGTCCCTAATGGTATCCCGGATGATAACCTCTGTCGGAGGCGTTTCCCTCAGCTTCTTGACTTGGTATCTCAACAAGCCTACCCAGACTATCAATATGCCAAAAGCAATGAAAATTGCTAGGTTTATGTACTTTTTCATAGCCACTCAATTTTATTGTTCGTAATGAAATAGTGAGCATGATATGGATTCTCTCCCGCAAAATTGCCGATTGAAGGGCGGAGGGTGATTAATCCATGGTTGTCTGTAAGACTCCAACCACCATGCGGAGATGGTTTAAGAGGAGTCACCGTCTGACCACCACACCCACAAGCGCAAAGGTGAACAGCAACGCGAAACTCCTTCGATATATATAACTTGCCGGCCTCCTTCTCTTTTGGAATTACCTCACAAAATACCGGATGCAACTCATAAATCCTTTCCATCATCATCATCCTTCTCCTCCTTTTCAATCCATACCGGGAATTCGTCAACAAGGACAATGTTTATGTCAATCCAAATGGCTATTTGTAGCAATATTTCGTAAAAGTCATTCCTTCCCCAGATCTGATTATTTAGAGGATTGAAATAGCATGGTATTTCACGATAATAGGCCTTGACTTTATAATTGTCTTCCTCCATTTCTCGCTCAGTTAATCAAATTCTATCTTTTTAACAGGATTCTCGTATTTAAAGCCTTTACAGACTCCATCTTTCCAATACCCACCTGTTCCATAGCTAAAGTGGAGATGAGGCCCTGTACTTGCCCCTGTGTTCCCTGAGAGGGCTATGAGCTGTCCTTTCTTGACTCTTGTGCCGGCTCTGACTTCATACTTGGCCAAATGACAGAATCCAAAGCGATCATTATTCGCAACATCTCTTAAAATGATAGTCTTACCACCTTTGTCGTGGTCATAAACCTGCATAACAATACACTCTGCAGGAGCATAAACAGGTGTCCCAACCGGGCAACCTATATCAACTCCGTTGTGTTCTGTCCCTTCTTCTCCTGTTATTGGATTCACTCTCTTTCCAAAGGGTGATGTAATAACTCCCTCACATACTTTGCTCATGGTAACTTATAATTTTAAAAAAAGCCTATCTGCCCAGATTACCCAAGCAGATAAGCTCATATTGATAATTGGTTATTCCCAGGTTGCTGTTACAAGGGCGGCTCTTTCCCATGTGTTAGCTGCAACACAATGGTAGATATATCCCCCACCAATAACAATCTGTCCGGCTACTCCGGCAGAAGTCGCTGTTGCAGGAACAGGGGTTGCGATATCCGGTTTCTTGGCAAGCTCTGACTGCATAAGGGCTAAGTCAGGAAACTCTTCACCGGTTGGCTCAGCAGGAATTTCCGACACCTTATTCGCGGCATCTTCTTTTTTGCCAAGTTCTGTTTGCATGAGAGCGAGGTCAGGGAATTCATCTCCTGTTGGTTCGGCCGGTATCTCTGAAACTTTATTTGCAACATCTTCCTTGTCTGCCATAGCTTCTGTGAATGTCGCAACAAAATCAGTTGCCGGTTTCTGCAGGAAGGCAAGAAATTCAGCCTGAGTCCCATCAGGGTTATTTACAAGCCACATCTCAAATGGAGATAGGGGAACCTGTTTCAGGTCAAGCGTGAAAGAGATTGGACTTGCGCTCATATTGAGAACCATCTGTCCCGGATCATCAAGTTGCTCCTCTGGGAGTGCAAACTTAGGGTCCACGCAATTCAAGTCCATATTCCTTCCTATCTTGGTTGTACCATCCTTCCTCATGGTGATAACGATAGGAGCCTCTGTTGCTGTTAATTTTAGTGACAAAGCCTCAGACAGGAGCAGTTTGAAAGTGTACTCATCCAATGCCTCAACCACAGGAATCAATCCCTGTATAGTCGCCTGAATGTCGTAGCCGGTGATGGTCTGCCTAACAGCAGGAGCCTCAACAATTGGGGTAGCAAAAACTATGTTTAAACTCTCCCCTTTAAAGAAATACTTTTTCATTTTGATTAATATTTAGTGTATTTGGTGTTACATCCCTGAACCGGAACTGCATCCCTGCTCATTCTTTGGCTCTTTATTGAACTCCCCTAGTCCTGGAATCCTATCCTTACATGGAAGATTGAGACAGATATGCCCTTCTGCATAGCTCCTGCGAGCAATCTCTTCTTTAATAATCTTCTCCATGCCGCTAATCTTCCTGTCATAGCCCTTGAATTTGTATTCAAACTCCCTTGTCATATGCCGAAAGTCGTCAACAATCTTCCTTAGTTCTTCATTATCCTTTAGAAGCTGCTTCTTCTCCTCGTATACCTTTACTAGCTCAACTCTTTGCATATCCAGGGCCATCTGGAAATTTTCAAGGTGAAGTCTGTCCGCTTTCGCCCCTTCTTGTGACACTTCGGCCACTACCTTCCCTACCTCTGCTTCAGCCTTATTAGCTTCAGCGTTGCTCTTTTTCTTCTGAGAGCGGTAGAATAAGAATTGAAAAATCGTTGTGCCGGCAAATAGGCTTGATATGATTCCAAGGATAGTTTCCATGACTATAAATGTTTTACCGCATGTTCAGCGTGATTGTGTGTTAATGATTTATTTACTTTCCCTTGCCCTTTTTTTCGGCCGGTTTTGCTTCAACAAAAAACGCCTCTGTCAGCAGCTCATACTCCTCTATTGTGAGGTCGTTTTCGTGTTTGAGCGCCTGAAGCTTTTTCTTGTCAAGGAATTTCTTCAGTACGACCTCCCTATTTTCAAGCTCAATGGCCTTTTCATTATACGCCTTTCGATTCTCAGGAGTTGTCTCCTCCACATCAAATAGTCTAGGGTCGTTTTCGTCGAACTTGATTTGGTGATTTTCAATAATCCCCTTAAAAAGTTCAGCAATATCCTCACGCCTTTTGTTTATCTCCCTGCGCTCTGTCACAAACTTTTCAAAGTCATCCAGGCCGAGGCATTTAGTGCGGAGCTTACCCACAAGCTCCGCCAACTTTGACAATTTACTATTCCTTATCATGGCTATGCCTCCTGTGGGTTATTACGTGCGAACTCGCTTTGCATGTACGCCTGAGCGGCTGCTGCTATAGCGTTAATACAGGCTTCTGCAGCAGCTATACGTTCCTCAATTTCTACCTTTTTCTCTGCAGTTGCATTTTCGAGCATCATGTTTAAATCCTTAACTCTTGCTGCTGAAATTTCAACATCATTCTGTGCCGGTTGTACCACTTTGCCTGAAGCAAGTGTAAAGTTCTGGATGCCTCTTACATGAAGAGACTTCTCTGTTAGATTGAGGTTTATTGTTACATTTTTAGCTTCAATACCCTCGGTAATAATAAGTTTGTCTGTTGTCATGATGATTTATTTTTTTGATGGTTTTACTGAGTCCGGGTTGTCGTTTTCAGGAGTGTCTGTGCCTCCGTTTCCGCCCTTTGAAGGCTGTGGTTTACGACTGAACCACTTGTAAGCTGCGTATCCTACTGCAGCCACTACGATGATGATAATTAATGTTTTCATGGTTATGAATATGTTAATGATTGAATAATAAATCCAAGGTTTTCCCCTCCGGCAAGCGCAGGGCTGAATACTATTGTGTCAAGGTCAATATCTGTTGGTATGCCGATACCTACCTGATAGGAGCCTAAATAGATATTTCGGCTGTTTCCGCTCAAATAGAGCTCAAAAAAGGCTGTAGAGTAACTTCCCTGCAGTAGTGATGAGTTGATGCGCAGGCGGACTCCTGAGAGGTTATTGCCGGCATAAACAGGATAACTTGTAGAGCCTGCAGGAAGAGTCATTGTGCCTGTAACAAGAACATTGGTATCTTCAGGAGCACCAATTGAGCGGGCAATGTAATTCCACATTGTTGTATGTGTAATTGACGCTGTTTTTTGAGCGAATGCAGAGCCTACAACTGCCGATGCAAGCACACCCATTGTAGCTAGCTTTGTACCGCCAGAATTAGAGCAAAACAGGGCAACAGTTATTTCATTTACTTGCACTCCCGAAAAGACAACCGACTGTGCAGCTACATTACCGGCATTGCAAATATCGTTCAGCTCCATCAGCACAGTCTGAGTGTTCGCACCAATCACCACTTCAGCGAGCAAATGAGTTACCTCATCCGGGAACTTCATTTCCCTTACATTTACAATAAATGAGACTGTCAGCGCACCATCTACTGCAGTGTATGAGTTGTTCACCTGAAATTGCGGAGTCTCGGCAGCGTGGTTATACCCAAAAAACAGATGCGGAAATATGGCAAAGTCTTTAAGAGGGTTTGTAATTCGGCCCCCGGAGCGGACAAAGCGGAAGTTCAAAGCACCATTATCTAGGAACCATTCTCCCGGCGTGTAACCGGAAAAGATATTCCACCTTGGCAACTCATTAGCCTTAAGCACACCGGTTGTGTTGTCAAATGCCGATTCCGTTTCGCTCCATGTACCGGAAGGGTTGCCCCCGGCTCTCTGCCTGATCAGCCTTCCACCATCTCCCGGAGAGTAACCTATCATAGACTGAAGCAGAGCCATACTTCCCCTTGATGCCCTCACCTTGCCAACAGAGCTGCTCTGGTCATACTTTGGATATCCGCCCACCTGAGTTGCCCTGGCAACAATCTGTGCAGGAGTGAATCCGTTGTAAGGAATCAGCTCTACATACTTATCTGTTATAACTTCGTGTACTGCCATAGTTTTATAATTATGAGTAGAAATCGACTTCGCCCGATGAAACCACTCCCGTTGCTGTGATTTTGAATTTTAACGCCCCGGACAAAATGAACTCAAGCTCTCCGGAGGCGTTTTGCTTGATTTCCCAATTGCCGAGTTTGTAGTAAGCTGCCTGGATGTAAGAAGAGGCAACCATTGTGGTTGCGCCGGAGAATGCACCTGAAATAGAGAGAGGTCCTTCGAAGTTTGCTGACAAATCATGGTTCAGAGTTAAAGCAACTCCGCCAGATGTTAAAAACCGTAGGTATGTATTGCCATTCCATCCGAAAGTGTTCCCAGCTTGAATTTTAGAATAAATACCATAATTGCCAGATAAATACATATCTTCCCAAGTAGGTGAGGAAGGGCCTGTTCCAATAGTAGATAATGATTTAAAAATTGAACCAACGTAAGCGGTACCTACAATTTCTAATGTACTAGCACCGTATATATCTCCATTGACGGCAAATTTTTGTGTCCGTGTGCCGCCAAAACCAATATCTACATTTCCGTTACGCCAAATAGACATGCGCAAAAGAGCGTGACTTGTAAAATCCTCAAAATCTCCAGTGTAAAATCCTATGCCCTTTCGGCCATAAGTAACATTATCATAAATAGGTATAATTGCTGCGCTAGTAACATAAGGAGCTTGGTCTTTTCTCCAATAGATACCTGCACCAACACTATTACCTTGAGAATCAAATGAGAGGCTGTCATATGTAACTAAGCGATTCGCAATTACTGGTCCTGCAAACCAACCGCTAGCATCTGCCGGATTCAATATGAATCTTTGAGTGGCTGCTAAATCCGAGTACCCAATTATAGCTGTTCCACTGAATAGGCGGAGCTGTTTAAGATTGGCATAATGTTCAATCATTGGTGCACCATCAGCATCTAAAAGTTGAAGAGGATATAATCCTTTAACTCTTAAGCCAAAAGTAGTATCCGAGGAAATACCTACACCAATATAATTGCCAAAATTAGCATAGCCTGATATATTGATATTAGCAGCTTGTGCTGAAGTTGGAGATGCCTGAATAGCGTAGGATGAATAGTTTCCGGAGTGCAAAAGATACCACGAGGAGTTTACTTGTATAGTATTTGGATTTGCAGTCTCAAATACAAGGTTAGGCAAAGATGGATTACCTATATAAAGGGCGTTGGAGGTAGTGTTAAATACTTGTTTATTCGACATTCCGAAAGCGACACTATTTATTGCCGAAAATGTAGCCCCCGGCCCATATAGCCAGTCAGATAAAGTGCCCCCACTCAACGGAAGATAAGCATGCGTGTGACTTGATAGAGAGTAGTTAGAAGGGTTAAAGTTACCAGAATGGTAAACTGCATTTCCCCTCCAAGTCAAATCGCCTCCGTTAATGGCTCCTAAAGAGTTTCCAGAAGTCATAGAGAAGTTGATATACCCTCTATCTGTGTCTTGGTTGCCCTCAACAAATAACGTATTTGCTACATTTCTATCGGCAAGTCGGCTATCATCACCAATGATTATTCCATAAGTTCCGTTAGGAGTTCCTATAACACCAGTCATTGTACCCCCGGCGAGAGGCAAATACGCATGCGTATGCCCATTAAACACACTTGTAGTCACATAATCATGTGAATGGCTTTTAAACGCATACCGGGCATCGGCATCTGACTTGTTGTAGTAGTTTGAAAGGTCAATTGACACGCTGCCTGCTCCCCACTTTCCGTTGGCGAGTTTAACCAAGGGTGTGCCGGTTGCTGCAGCGGAAATTGAGGCATCAATGTCGGAAAGGTCAAGCAGTGAGGCAACCGGTGTGGAACCGCTTCCAACGCCCCCGTAAAAGGCTATTGAGCCATCGGCAACAACATCATTAAACTTCACATTTGAGGTCTGCGAAAGGTTCTGATTTATGCTGTCAAGGTTACTCTTATTGCCATGAGTGTGCCTCTTATCGTAAGCATCATTCCAATTATAACGCTCGGTGTCGGTCAAAAATCTGCGAGTGCTGTCCTCGGTAATCATCGAGGCAGGGTGACTGGCCGGGTGTGAGTAAGGTGCAGCGACAGAGATTCGGCCCTGCGCATCCACATCAATATTACTTCCTATCATCACCCCTCCCAACATGGCTGCAGCTGCTACAGGCAGAACATATCTGTTCACCCATGAGCGAACACCGGAGGCAGTAGAGGCAAGTATCTTTCCATCAGCATCAGGATTATTAAGGGCCGATTCCTTCGCGTTCCAGGCTGCCCTCTCTGCTGCTGTGATGTGCTTAACCATATCGGCAGTATGAGAGTTAAAAGCAGTAGGGGCAACATAGTCGTGTGAGTGTGACTTGAAGGCAAACCGTGCATCACTCTCCGCCTTGGTGAAGTAATTAGACAAATCAACGCTGACACTTCCCGGCCCCCATTTGCCATTTGCAAGTTTCACCAAGGGAGAACCCACAGCTGCTGTGGCAAGAGAAGAGTCGATGTCGGAGAGGTTCAAAAGTGAAGATGCAGGAGTAGAACCCCCACCGGTTCCGCCGTAGAAGCCGATGGAGCCGGCTGCAACTAATTCAGCAAACTCAACGCTTGAACTTTTGCTGAGATTCTGGTTTATTGTGTCAAGATTCGCCTTATTGGTATGGGTATGCTTGTCATTGTATGCAGCAGCAATCTTGTCTTTATCATCCTGAGTGGTGTGTTTTACCGAGTCTCCGGCATGAGAATTAAATGTTGAAGTAGGTACATAGTCATGCGAATGAGATTTGAAGGAATACCTCTCATCCGACTCACTCTTATTAAAGTAGTTTGACAAGTCGATTGAAACAGATCCTGGACCCCATTTGCCGTTAGAGAGCTTTACCATAGGCATTCCGGCAACAGCAACTGCAAGCGATGGGTCAATATCTGACAAATCGAGTAGTGACTGAGCAGCAGGAACGCTGCCCCCGGGACCAACCTTCCCATAAAAACCAATCCACGAATCAGAATAAAAAGCATGCTTAGCCCTTATGGCTTGGTTCGCAGCATCGTATTCAAAGAGGTCGCTAAAATCAAAACTGCCGCCTGAATCTGTTTTCACTTCACTCAGGATGCAAACTACATTTGTAGTGACTGCTTCTTGAATCGTCTGTAATATCCAATCAGAACCGCTTATGATTTCAATTGTGGGGGATATGCTGGAGTAGTCTGGAGATGCGCTTGCAAATTTTATATCTATCTGCTTGTAGCTCCCGAAATCTTGAATCCTTATGTCAAATGTGACAGTTATCGGAATAGAGTGGTCAATGGCTGATATTGATGCCCCTGCAAAGTTGTATGAGGCCGAAAATAACAGATTAAAGGAGCCAAACGCAATGTTTATCTCTCCTTTAATGTCGTTTCCAACTGCATGAGCAATTAAATACCATTTACCCTCTTGTATCATCGCTTTGCTGTGTCATTTGATTTACACCATTAAACTGATTGCATTACCTTCTGCCTTTTGTGATTCGGCAACCTTGCCAAACACTAAGAGAACCCTTGAAGCACATATCCAACAAAGTGCATCTTGTAGAATCTCTGGAATGTTTTCAGCCACATCTTTTTTGATATAAAGGAATCTCTCAACAGTATGTACTGTCTCAACTGAGAAATACTCAATAACCAACTTTGTGGCCCGGTGAGAGAGTACAGCGACAGGCTTAACTGTGCCTCCTCTCAGGTATTTATTGTATTGCCTTTCGGCTATCTTACTTCCTTGTTGTTGTAATTCTGTGACCGGTCTTTTCCATTGAGTCATTTTCAACTCTACCAATCTCAGAAAGTCTGTGGGAACATCAATAGTCCCAATCGTAGCATCTCCCGCATCTGCAGTTGCTACATTAGCTGAACTTGTTGCAGGCAGCCTATGAATAGGAGCTTTAAGAAGCACTTCTTTAGCACTCTCATCAAGTAAATCTCCAATGATGGTGTCAATTGGCTTACTGTCCTCTTGACCAACATCAACTATCATAGCTGTGGAAGGTGATAATTCGTCAATCTTTGACTTAACCTGATTTATTAAAGCAGTCCTATTCATGATGCCTACATTTATTTGTTATCTCTCAAATTTGATAGCAACTCCAAGTTGTTCTGCCACCTCCATGATGGCTTTTGAAGTTGTGAGTTTTGACTTCAGTACCTTGTAAGGTTCTTTCATAAAGAAGTCCTGAGCTTCAGATACATTTCTGAATTTGATTTCCTCTGCCGATGCAACAGGTTGCTCTGTTACATTCTCTGAAGTTTCGTCCACAGGCTCTTCTGCTTCCGGTGCAGTAGGAGCTTCCGGGGCAGGAGTCTCTGCAGGAGCCGCCTCAGTTGCCTTAACAGGTTGCTCTTGATTGACAACTTCTGTCACAACTTTTTGCTCGGTAGTTGTCTGGCCGGCAAGTAGTCCGTTTGCCTTTAGATCATCGGAGCCAATAGTCCCATTTACAGCCACGCCCGGGCCTGCAAGTGGAGAGGATTTTGGAGGAATACTTTTAACAAAGCGATAATACTTATTGAACATCCCGCTTGACTCTAAAGCCTTTTGAATATCAGGGTTACCTGTGTTATAGACTCCGTTTGAAGTCGCATCGCCACCACTAAAAGTGATTCTAAGTTCTTTACCGTCGACATCAATGCTAATACTTAGAACTTTATCCTGAATTGCTTGATAAATTTTCATCATGATGAATTATTTGGTTAAAAAAAGAAGGGAGAGGAGCAGACTTTCCACTCATCTCCCTGCTCATTTATTTGTGTGAGTTATAGACTACTGAGGTTTAATCTTGCGATGAACATCAAGGTTCTCAGCAAACAGAGCGTAGTTTTCAAGCATACGCAGAGCTTTCACCCTTCGCTGACCAGATGAGTCAAGGTCAAGTTCCTTAGTTTGCAGCGGTTCGAAGACATACTTCATAATGTAAGTCATATCAAGTACCATTGCGCACTCAGAGAATGGTCCTACAAACAGGCCGCTCATTGGCTTAACAAGAAGCTCACCAAAATTGGTTACTATTCTATTAAAGCGAACACCCTCAACATAATCAACTGACTTGGCCTCGATTTGCTTGCTGAAATCAGGAATTGCAGACAGCCATTTGATGTAATCAGTACCGGCAAGAAGCAATCTCTTCTCGGAACCATTGTTACCATCAAAAATCTCTTTTGTCAACTGTACAAAGTGAGCATTGGTTGGGGCAACAGCTTTGTTATATGTAGATGTTCCGGTAAGTTGGTTCCAAAGACCATCAGAAGTATAAACCAATTCGCCTGTAATAGGGTCTCTTGTGAGTGATTTTACTCCGAACAGGTTGGTAAACTCCATTCCTCTCTTCATATCCCAAATTGCAAGTTCTTTATGTGTAGAAAAGTCAAGAACAACTTTCTTTGCAATCAATTCTGCAATGATTGTCTCTTCAACTTGGCACATATGAATTTGAGTGAAGTTTTTACGAGTTACAGGCAGCGCGGTAAATGCTTCTGTCTGTGCAGCAGTCTCACTCATAGCCTTACCAAGGCGAAGAATTGCTGAGTCCTGAGGGATAACCGGAATCTTATTGTTAATTGGGTTAACTGCTGTAACCTGGAGAGTTCCTGCGGCATTGTCTTTGCCCGCAATGTAAAGCATCAGAGGCTTATTGTCGCCACCTGTCACACCGGGAACAAAAATAGTGTCTTTAACTTGCCACATTCCTTTCTTTCCGATAGGAATATTCGCAACATCTGACAAACCATCTGTTGCCACGAGAACGGTGTCGAGGACATCTCTTGTACCAACCTCATAGCCTCCACATTCATTGCTCGAAACTCTCTGGACATTCCCTATCTCTCTAGTTAGTGTATCAAGAGGAGTGTCGGAAGGCCTAACCTTAACGATTAACTTATTCAGGTCGTCATCGACAATATCCCCTGCGGTCTTAAGAGTCTCAGAGGTAACAGCCCCTTCAACGCTTGTACCGGGGCCTACAATCGCCATTGCATATGCGACGGGTGCGCCTCCAATCAGGAAGTCGGCAATACTATCAAAGCCAACCCCTAAACCAACAGCTATGAGAGCCACAGCTGAAAGCATTAAGAAAATTTTTAATTTTGTTTTCATTTTGAAAAAAGGTTTTAAAGTGTGTTTTTTTAAATCGTGCCTCTACTCCCAACTCCTTCAAACATTGGGTTGATCTTCTTCTTTTCGCGGTCGCTTACTGAGGAGCTTGCCGGAATAGGAACGCCATCGCCTTTCTTGTCTTTGGTATCGGTTGCTTTCTTTATCTCAATTGCGGCATTTCTGCCCTCGATTTGGCCTGCCTCCTGAGCTGCCTGAACCTCTGAATCGAAATTCATCATCTTATGAAATGAGAGAAGGAGTTCGGGTGATATTTCTTTCATCATGAGCTTATCATATGTTTCATTGATAAGGTCGATGAGAGCATTTTTCTGCTCTTCGGTGTAGCCATTTTCCTCAGCGAACTTGTCAATATTAGCAAGTGTTACTTCCTGATTTTCAGCAATCTTCTTTTCCAATTCGCTCATTTCGCTAGCTTTACGGAGATTCTCCGCTCTAGCAGATTGAAAAGCCTCATAATCATCATCACCCTCTTTAGGGATAAGGTCCTCTTCCGACAATGACTTTGCAATTGCAGCCCTTAAAGGCATAGCATTAACGGCAACATCGAGAACAACCTGAGCAAACTGAGTATCGGATTTCATAGCTTCAATCAGTTTATTTTCAGCTTCTTTGTACTTACCAAGGTCCACCTCAACCTCTTCTGCGTACTTATCTTCCATCTCCAACCAATCCTCTTCTTTCTCAGGATTAAAGTCAGGATAACGAGCCTTCACTTTCTCCCTGTACTTACGCAGGGCTGGGGCTGCAACCTCTTCCGAGGCTACTTCTTCCACTACCGGTTTTGTATCATTCTTTGCCATTGTCGTAATTTTTACTTGCGTAAATATTTATTTAAGGCAAATCTGTATAAAAACACATCAATAAATTGGTCATGTTGCTCATAATTTGAGGAATTTGATTTATATTTGCTTGTGGGAAGATATTGACTGTCGCAAATCGTGATTGAGGATGAGAGATCGTGACATCATAGAGGTGAGAAACTATGAAATCAGAGAGACATTCTTCATTGTGTACAAAAACTCAATGAAGGAGGGTAAGAAGTCAAAAGATGCCAAGGTTGATGCCTACGCAGCTATTGAACTCAGATATTGCATCTCAAGAGAGAGTGCGAGAAGAATTGTCAACACGCGAACAAAAGGCAGCACAGCAAGACTTGCAGGACTGTTTTTAGAGCGGACAGAGCAATTGATGGAGTTGTTGAAGGAGGTGCATGATGAGACCTGTAAAAGAATTAGTTGAAGAAAATGCCCGGAGGAGAAACCAATACTTTCGGGATTATTCGAGGCTTACAGGTGACAAGTCTCAGGAGGTCGTGCCTCGTGTTATGGTTCCGATACAGAACCTGAAATTCTATCTTCCAAAGGCCATGCTTAACATCCCTGTTGTAAGGGAGTTGTCGAAAAATGGAGGTAGAGTTGACCGCCTTTTTAGAAAGTATGGGTATGAGTGTTTTCATTCAGAAGTTACAGCGTTTCTCAACTCTCTTCATAAGGTAAGATTTGAACACGACTTTGAGTTTTGGTGTTTTCTGTGTGTCAAGATTCAGGATAAACAGACCAAGGAGAGAATTCCCTTCCGGCTCAACAGAGGGCAGCGCAAACTTGTCTCAAAGTTTGAAGAGCAACGACTGGCCGGCAAACCAATCAGAAATATATTAACCAAGGCAAGACAATGGGGAGGCTCAACAGTCACTCAGGTTTACATGCTTTGGCTCCAATTGTATCATTATAGGAATTGGCATAGTGCAATCGTGTCACAACTTAAGACACAAGCTGTCAATATCCGAAACATGCTCAGTAAGACAATCTCTCATTATCCAAAAGATGCAGGGGAATTCTCTTTTACTGCAGTAACCGGCACGCAATCCATCAGACAAATCCCGGAGAGAGGCTGCGAGGTGCAGATTGGTTCAGCAGAGCAGCCTGATGCCATCCGTTCTTTCGATATCTCAATGGCTCACCTTTCAGAGATTGCATTCTGGGCTGAGACTCAATCAAAGTCGGGAGAAGACCTTGCGCAGGCTCTCTATGCTGCCATCCCTGATGTTCCGGGTACATTCTTATGTTTGGAATCAACTGCAAAGGGCATTGGTAACTTCTTCCATGAGAAATGGCTTGCAGCAGAGTCTGGAGAGTCCGAATTAGTGCCGGTATTCGTTCCTTGGTTCGAGATAGAACTCTACACGCGCGGCATTAAACATATTGATGCCTTTATTGAGTCCATGAGTCCATACAATTGGTGGCAATGGGAACAGGGCGCGACATTGGAGGGGATAAATTGGTATAATTGGTATAAGAAGAGCAAGAGATATTCTGATTTTCAGATGAAGTCTGAGTTTCCAACGACAGCCACAGAAGCATTTCAGACTAAATCAGGCAGATATTTTGACTTTAAGTATATTACAGAGGCGCGTAAAACCTGTAAGGACCCTATTTTCATTGGAACAATCAAGGGCGATTCAATGACCGGAGCTGCTGCATTGAATAACCTTCGTCTTATAGAGGGAGATACAGGAGGCTCGGAAGTGTTGAAGATATGGCAGCATCCGGAGACTTTTGAGGACACAAGAATATTGCACAGATACATTGTCATTATTGATATCGGAGGAAAATCTTATAGCTCGGACAACTCAGTTATTTCTGTTCTTGACAGATTCGGTCTTATGGATCCATTCGGGGCCTTGGAAAGGGTTGCGTTATGGGTTGGCCATGTTGATCATGATGTTCTTGCATGGATGGGAGCGCAGATAGCAACCTATTACGACAATGCTCTGCTTGTAATTGAGAGCAACACCATTGACACAAGAGACAAGAAGAAAAAAGACTCCATCACATATGAAGGGGACCACTTTTATACAGTCATAGATGAGTTAGCCGATGAATATTTTAACCTGTACGCAAGAGGCGGCACTCCAGACAAAACTCAGGGAAAAGGTAAAGAGGTCAAATATGGTTGGCACATGAATAAAAAGACCAAGTATCAGGCGTATGACAGATATAGCGCAGCTCTTCGTGATGGTGAATATGTGGAGAGGTCGCATGAAGCGGTGAATGAAATGGAATGGTTAGAGATTGACTCTTCCGGAGGCATCAATGCTGTAACAGGAAAGAGAGACGACATCCAGGACACAAACGCAACCGGTGTTTATATTGCCTTTGAAGAGATGCCTCTACCAAAAATTGTAAATATTAACAAGCCAAAACCTACGAAGAGCCGAAGAAGTCATGGTGTGGCAACAATATAAAGAGTATGAAAAAAGTACAATTTCACGAATTTGACCCGGTAATTTATCCTTTCAAAGTGTGGGTAGTAATTACATCAGATGATAATATTGTAAAAAGCAGATATTGCGAGCCAGACAATAAAGAGTTAGACATTGAATTAAAGGGATATGATGCTACAACATCGTTTCTTAAAGATAGGATAACTAAAAAAAAGGGTGTTCTGATAGCGTTTAGCAAACGCAGAAACATGGATATGAATACTGTTGCTCACGAGTCAAGCCATGCCGCAAAAATAATCTATGATAAGATTGGCGCAGAAGTCGGCCCACACGAGCCATTTGAGTATCTACTTGGATGGATTGCTGAATGTTGCGATAAGGTGCGGAGGAATAAATTCGATGAGTAATAAAACAACAAAACCCGACAGAGATGCCGGGTTTAATTTTTTATCAATGACCTTGTATTATTCGTTAATGGTAGTGACAAATGCTCTACGCATTTTTAAGGTAAACATTCTGGTCTTAAGAAGCTCCTTACTTTTTTTAAACTCATCTGCCGTAAAAGCAGTTAGTTCTGGTTGAGCCCTTAGAGCAAACCATCCTTGCAAGCATCCATTAACAATAGCATCTTCAAGAGCCATATCAACCAAATCAAGGTCGTTTTTGTTATAGGCTGCGTGGTCGTTAATCTTAATAGTTACTTCACTTGTAGTAACCTTATAAGATGATGTGATTCCATCTGTGTGTTTCTTGAACACCTCAAACACCTCGCTAAGAACAACTTTAAGAATAACTTCAAACGGACTCTTCTCATCTGCAGTAAGAGCGTAGTCCTCACCAATCAACTCTCCCTTCTCGTTTTTCATTGTTTTTGTATTAAAGGTAGAGCGCAAAGAGACAAGATCAAATAATCTTTCTTTAAGTTGAGTAAAAATAATCATTGCAGGCTGCTCCGCACCGGGAGTTGTCACTGCTGCTTGGTTTACAAATGACATGTCTTATTAAATTTAATTGTTTGTTTGATTAATCGGTTAAATGTATTGTTATTGACCGTTTCAAAGCGGTCATAATGCCCTTTTAAAAGATTGGACCTATTGGCCGAGTCAACCCCTTTCGTCTGTAATGAATGGTAGTCATTAGCTTTGAAAGAACCTGTTCGTACTCCTTATCTACTCCGAGCGGCCCAGAGTCTGTGCCGAGCCACTTTTTTAAGCATACTTTCTCAAAAAGCTCTATAATATAGCCATCAAGAGCGTAGGCAATAGAGTCAGGCATCAATGAAGTTGGGAAAACATTTAAAAGGATATCTCCATTTGCATCTTCATTGGTCCCTGAAAACTCCTCCTGAAAGTACCTTGTCATAACAATAAGGATATCAGAGATTGCTTCCCGGAAGTATTTATCAAAAATCAGCCTATCAGAATCACCCATCTCGCGAGTCTCTGACCTCTGTTCAAGAGGTAGTCTGCTGTTCAGATATACCGAACTCACACTAACCCTTGTAAAAATATCATCCTTCTTTATTGTAATCACCCATTTTCTAATCAAGGTGATTGGGTCTGTTATTATTGTGATCATGGCTTTACTGCTTTATAGGTTTCATGTTGCCTGTATATATCCTCTCTGCCATAGCAAGGTTGCGAGGGTCTGATTGAGGCACTTCGCTCTGAAGCTGCTGAATCATCTCCTGAGACATGCCTTCAACGGATTGGCCGCTTTGAAGCTGCTCTCTCTGGGCTTTTATTGATGCAAGTAGTTTATCAGAGAATGGGAATGAAGAGTGTTCAAGAAACATCTCGATACTGATAAACCTTGAACTGAGCATCTGCCAAAGCATATCATCCACAACCATTCTGTAAGAAGGAGTATCTGAGCCTTTGGAAATCTCGTTGTCAAACTCAATGTTTCGAATAACATCAGGGTCGTACCACTTGGCCTTCTCAGAGATATTTCTTCCTCCGTTAACCTGAAAATGTTTGTCTTTATAGAACTGCTTGATGATTTGAACAATCTTGTAATCTCTCCTGCGACAGAAAGAAGCAAAGGTCTCAAGGTAATCAAGGATATTAAGAGAGGCGTTTGCGCTCTCCTGAGCATATAGAGCAGCCGGAGTACCGGCAGAGGCTTGTTTGCCCTGAATAGCGGAGTGAACACCTGTGATATCCTGCATGAACTTAATCTGCAGATTTATCATGTCGCTGATTCCAAGATTAGCTGCTTGAGCAACTATCTGTTGTGGAACCTCAACATCCAGGCCCTTATCTGTCCTAGTCTTTATTTTAATAACCCCGTTGTACTTAACCCACTCTTCGGCAAAATCCTCAATAGTCATTCCTTCCGGAATAGCCTCTTCAGGGACCAAGAGAACACCTTTTGCTGATGCAGATATGATGAAGTCTTGAAGGATAACCATTCTATTAACCATCTTCTGTTGGTCAATCATATCCTCAACCATACTCCAAACAGCCCCATCCAACATAGGGTAAAACTCAAACACATAGGGGTGAGAATTATGCGAGTATGGATTATCTGACTCCCAAAGACAATGGCCGGTAGGTGTAAGGTGATAATATCTCCACTCTTCAATGAACTTCTCTTCGTACTCAATCTGAGGTATCTCTACTCCGTTCTCCTCAGACATTATCTTCCGGGCGTTTATCTCCGCATCAATTAAGAGTTTATCTTCAATGCTTCTCAATTCATAAGAGGCATCGGCATAATCGTGAACTAATAGCTTCCAAGAACCCTCTTTTATGCAGACCTTAATAACCCTGCATCTGTTGAAGCTCTGAGGTATCAGGAATGACATCGCTTCAAGTTTGGACTCATCAAAACTCCTCCCTTCAGCAAATGGTCTCGCAGAACCATAAATTCTCCTAAGTTCTTCCTCTTCGCTCATGTTTTTTGCGTAGGTTGATAAAAGCTCCAACAGAGAGAGGTCAACAATCTCTCCGATAATCTTGATATCTTCACCATTCACATCCTCCATGTTTGAGTCACAAAAGAAACGATTCAAAGGAACTGCCCGGAACATCGGGATTGGCCTCATCCTTTCCGAATCAAAAGAATAAGATGTACTGTAAATGGCTGCCGATTTAATCAAAAAGTTCTCCAACTGCCTCGCATCTCTTTTCTTTCCATCATTTGCAGCATAGACTCCCTCTAAGGCAACTGTCATCATCTCTGATGCTGCCTGGTCCTCTCTGTTTCTAGCATAGACAACAGACTTGAAAGGATTACTCCTGTACTGACCAATAATGTTTCGAATAGGAGGCTTGATAAGGTTTTGTTTAAGCGGGGCCTTACCTTGCCTGAGCAGATACTCCTCCTCTGTCATTCGCTCACCATTGACAACAAGAGTATCACTCCATTGGTTCCCCCTGTAATACCTCTTGTTTCTTGCTGAGCGAGCGCGAATATCAAGGAAAGAGTCATAATGTTCGTTTGCCTGATGAAGTATGTCCAAGTATTTTTTTTCGCTCCGGAAATTGGTTCCGGCCGGAATGGTAGGGCTTGGAGCATTAACCTTAATTCTGCTGACAACTTTAATATCAGCCTTACTCAACCTCTTCATATTATTTCTTATTATGTAGTTTATCTATTGCCTTAATCTCTTCGTGCATTCTCTCAACCAAATCGTCCATTGATTTCTCAGCTTGCTTCCTTCGTGGATCGCTTGAAGGAAGAGTCTTAATATTCTCAGATATTTTTTTAATTATATCATTGTAGGTCCCGAATGTAGAAATCAAGGATATGTTATAATAATTATTGAGTTTTACATACTCTTCTGTAAGTTTTTCATCCTTAGCAGACTTGATGGCTCTTTCGATATCGTTTACGCGGGTCCTTGTCTCGAAATAACTCTGCCATGCTTTGTTTTCGTATGGCTCTTGGTAGAGTCTGCGGAACACAGGTATATTTTGCATCTCCGGTGTTTCGCCCTTTACGATGCTTCGCCCTGTCTTGTATAGGTCATTGACAAATCTTCCAAGTCCTCCAAAATAACCTTCGAGGATATGTTCTGTATAGGCAGGGCTGATATCAAATAACTCTCCTACCACAGAGCGGCTTACATCACCATTATCGCTCACCTGAACTGCTGCGCTCCGGCTATCATTGCCTCCCCACCACTTATTTATTTGCCTTGACATTCCAATGAGTATAGGGTTAGTGTTGGCATAAGCGTTCATAAATCTTGGAACATAGCCATCACCCGTAACAATGAAGTTCTTTCGCTCAATGCTCCTTCCCATAAAATCCAAGTTAAGAGCAGTCTCCGCAAATGGTCTTATAGCTGTTGGAAGAGCGGTCAACAATGCCTCTCCTGCGTTCCTTGGGATGAATGCGCTCTTATCAAGTCCGACAAGGTTGATTGGAGAGAGTTCTGAAATCATATTTTTGGTATATGTGTCAAGAGCTTTGCCAATATCTTTTTTGCCGGCCATGACCTCTAATGCAAGCGGCCCAAAATTAGTGAGCGCTCTAGATCCATGTGGAAGAGGGATGGTGATAAATTTTCCCCCTCCATCAGGAATGACAAAGTTGTTCTCCTTGATGTAATCAGATAATGCCTCATACGAATCATCATCATCGCCTCCAATCAAAGACAGACACCATGCAGTAAGAAGTGTCCGTATTGACATCAAAGCAAGGTTTGCGGTAATGAACCTTGCAGGGTTCTCCTTTGCTAGTTTTATGTAGTTTGCTGAACCTTGAACAGAAGCATTGAAGAAGGCGTAGAATGAATTTATCTGTGAGCTCCATTTACCCTTGCGGTTGAAGTTAGTTGTCACATCCTTTGCTGCAAGAGCCGCCTGTTTCTTCATGGCTTCAGTTGGCTTGGTCGCGCCCTCGCCTTCCATTAGGCTCTCAACTTCTGTCAGATATGTTGCAAACCTCATTGCATTTTCAGACATATGGGCCAAGTAATCCAGACCATGATTTAAAACTTTGAAGGTTTTCTTTGCAAAGACAGTAGGGCTGATTTTAGAAGCCTGATTAGCCTCCTTAACCATTTTCTCAATCTTCTTTTTATAGTTCTGCTCGCCTAACATGTGAACATATCCGGTCTCTCCGCCATTCATCTTGAAATCTTCATACATACTCTTCAGGTATGAATCCTCTTTCCCCTTGGTGAAGTCTTTATGGATAGCTATCCATGCTCTGTTGAGGTTTTTAGTCAGTTTTAAAGGGTTTCCTCCACGATTTGCATAGGCCATGTTACCAAAGAAAAAGTCTCTGATAAAGTTGGTAAGCATAAAGTCTGGGTTTTTTGATGTTTTGAGAGCTGCCATTATCCTCGTAAACCGGGCAATGCCATCAGTATTTTTCCATCTTACAACATTTTCCCCATTGATAGCTGCCGCTACACGAACCCCAATAGGACCCTTGAATTCCATCAACACCCTGTTTCCATCAATAAATACCGGAACCTGGTGCATGTCTAACTCTCCTCTTGATTTATGCCAATTATAGGCATCATTTGGAGGAAGCGCTCTGGCTAATCCAAGGTCAAGCATCTCTTGTGTTGGCGGCTCAAAAGTCACCTCCCACATAGGTTCATCTCCCTGGTCAGCAATATTCACCTCCCATGCCTGTTTTATCAGGAATAGGTCGTTCATATCAGAGTTATTCTTGATTAGCCTCCATGCGTTCTTTCTAACCTCGTTCTTGCTGCCTGCAACAACTGACGACTCAGCCATAGAAGCAATAAACCCAAGGGGATTGTCTGCAAGTGAAGTTCGGCCTTTAGAATGCTTGTTAACTGAGTTTAAAATCTCTTTTCCAAGATAATTCTCTCCAAATACATCCTGATAGTCAATATTCTCCTTCTCAGCCCATGAGCGAAGCGGAACATAATAATTATAAATTCCTTTCGTTGCATTGTAAACATCGGTACTGATTAGGCCATATTTACGGCTCTTTTCAAGTGAGAAATGAGTTGCTTTATTGACTGCTTTCCAAAATTTGGAAATCTCGGCTGTGTCACCTATGCTCTTTTCAAACTCATCAACAATAGAGTTGGCATTTTCGTCTGTCATTCCGGAGCGGTTATTCCCCTCCTCGGACCTGTAAGTATTTTCAAGAGATGAAATAACCTTCTTTTGATAATTCAGGGCAAGTAAGTAACTAAATGTGTCGAGATAATCCGGGATGGCCATTTTGCCCTCTCCAAAGAACGCCACATCATAGGCGTTCTCAACAAGACTACTTACCAATGAAGCATTTTCCTCATTTTTTATGAAGTTAATTTGTGCCTGAATGTTCTCAATAGTCTTATCTATTCCCTCAATTACGGCCTCTGTGGTGGCTTTCTTTCGTTTGTTTTCTGCTCTTTTGAGGTCGTATTCATAATTAGTGAGGATTGTCTCTCTCGCTTGTCTTTTAACAATGAATCGGTTCCTTTCAGGAGCATGCTTGGCCATCATGTAGAGTTCAATCTCTTTTAGGCTCTTACCGGCTTTTACCCACTTCTCTACAAATGAAAGGAGGGGTTTGAAATAATTATCTTCGAAATCATCTAACTCAGCTTTTGCCCTTGATGAAGATCTTGTCTCTTCTGAAACGAAGTTTGAAAATGTTCCTACTTTTCCGCCTCTCTTTTTGACCTCGGCTATGAGTTTGGAACCTGAAATCATTCTGTCTTGCATGGCCTCAATAAACTTCTCCCCCTTGGTTAGGGTAATGCTGTTTGTATCGAGTACAAACAGGTCTCCATTTGAGTCTTTGCTACGGAATAGAACCTCTCCCCATCCCTTGATTCTTGCTTTTGCAAATTCGGCAAAGGAGATATCCCTCATCACCTCAGCAGAAGTGGCTGTTTCAATGTTCTGCAGGCGATTCTTTGACCTCCAAAGCATATATGCAAGGTCTGAATCTGTAAGAATAAGATTAACGCCTATTGAACGGAAGGCATCTCTGATGAAGCCTTTTATCTTCTCCCAGAGCGAAGGCTCGATGCTCTCTTCAGCTAGATTTGACATGTACTCTTCGGCTGCAAGGACCTTCTTAGCGTATCGTGCATAATAGTCAGCCCTTGTCTCTCTTGGAAGAGAATCAAAAACTTTTTCCATAGTGGAGTTAAAACTATCCCCAAGGATATACCTCAATCCCTTGTGGCCAACTGCTTCGTGAAGAATCGTTGCCTGAAGGTCCTTCATGCTTTCGTGGTTAGCAAGGATAATGGTTATCTCATCTCTGACAGGGCTATACCATCCTCTTGCTTTTCTCTGAGGACTTAACGAAGGGAATTCAGACGAATCAGCTAGAATATTCACTTTCACCCCAAGACTCTTCGCAAACTCCTGCGCTTCATTGGCTAGTTCGCTTACTGACCTCTCGGCAAAAGGTTTGTTTTCCTTAAACAAAGGCATCCCTATTGCAGCCTGTTCTCTTATTGCAGGAGTGATAGGAATAGACTGAACCGAATATGTTTCGCCATTGTAAATCTTCTTTATGTTGTTTGGCTCACCATCTTCTTTAATCTGAACTTCATAGCCCACACTTTTCATGTCGGCGACAAACTGCTCAACAGAGTAAGAGCCATCCTCTTCCGCAACAGAGTCCATAAATTTTTGGTACATCTCCTCTGCTTCCGGGGTAAGGGTTACCTCTTCGGTATCATGGTCATAAACCTCTTTGTCAATTACAGGGATGCTAGTTGTCTCGACCTTGGCTCCAAATTTTTTACCAATCTTGTTAACCTGAGCAGGAATAATGTTGTCATAGAAAGCCTTCATGCCTTCGCCTCCAAACTTCATATCTTTAGGCCACAAAACCAAGAATGGACCACTTTCCGAACCTTCTCCATCAGATATTTTTTGAGCAATCTCTTTCCCCAAGGTGTTTTCTACCTCGGAAATTGTCATAGAGTCGTTATCTAAAGGATGACTTCCATCATTAGCGAAAACATAAACTCCATAGGTATCGTCTTGGTTTTTCTTATATTTTACACTATCAATGTACTTGCTCAAGTCATAACGCTTGGCCTGCATCTCGCCATTAGTCCAGGCAACCCTGTCAAAACCATTCTCAGCAGCGTAAATCAATGCCCTACGGAGTGCAAGGTTTACCCATTGGTCGGTGGTCTTGAAAGGCATGTCAGGAACTCCACTTGAATTAACAAAGTTTAATTCTCTCAACTCTGATTCAGCAGCTTTACGATCATTAATAAGCGCAAGTTTTTCAGCTCCAATTTTCCGTTGTTTTTCTTTGATGGCTTCAATCTCAGCGTTTATTGAATCATACTCCCTGTTATTTCTAACAGTCATAATAGCCTGCTCTAATCTGTAAATTTCAGGAGTCAATTGGTTTCCATTTTCAAACTCCCTCCACTCTGTTGTGGATGCACCTTCACGAAGTCCTTCCTTTTGCGCCTGCTCGGTTAATCTTAATAATTCAGCATCAATTTTTGCAATCCTTTTTTCAAGTTTTGCTTTAGCGGCCTTTTCATTTGGATTAAAACCCTTCTTCTTCCCTTGCTGCGCCCAATCAGACTGAATCTCTTCAATAAAAAGAATCCTGTCCCCTGATGGGGTTATTCTCTCATTAAAGCGGATGTGAGCAAGAATATTAGACTCATAGAAGTGGGATGATGCAAATACCTGTTGAGGTCGTTTAGTTTCTCCATTTAGTAGAGATTCAAAAGCATTACTTTCTTTTTTTGACATCTTAGGTTTCCATCCTTCTCCGTACTTGTCACGCATTGCCTGTTTAAAATCGTCAATGTTTTTCCAAGACTCTTCAACAGCAGGCATTGTCAATAACAACTCTTTGTAGTTCTCTCCGCCAGGGAGTTGGTATTGTGAGTATCTGGTAGAATTTTCTTTAAATTTGTTTGCCTTTTGCAAAGCAAGTTGTACTGCCTCCACATCATTCTCTGCTCTTACTTGAATGTCGTTTCTACCAATTTTTACAAACCAATTATTAGCAAATTCAGGACGAGTGTCTCTTTCAACACTTTTTACATCCTTTGTTTTAAATTCAAGATTTTTAACACCTTTCTCCACCTCCTGCACCTCAATCCTGTTAAGGTCAATCCACTCTTGGATGTCGGCCCTTGTCAAAGATTTTTTCTCATCAACAAAATCTTCCCATCCCATCCAATCCATTTCAGCCTCTTTTGCGCCATTTTTCAATAGCATGGCCTTCCATTGCTCTGGAGTGCCTTTTTCCTGTTTGATTACATTCAGGGCCTGTTCTGTTGGTGAATAGAAGTATTGTTCGCGATATAAAAGAGTATTGTCACCTTCGGTCTTGGTTTTGATCGTCTGAAATAAACCCTCAAAAGCGGCATCAATAGTCTTCGCCTCCTCATTGGTTGGATAAGGATATTTTTCTTCGCTTGCTCCTGCCTGATTAATATACTCGCCAATCTTTCTGAAGGCAACTAAATAATCGTTTCTTATCTCATCTTCAGCAAGTTTTCGGTAAACATAAGACTCAAAAGACCTTGCTGCCATCTCAACTATGGTTCCCCAATATGGTTTGCTTCGGGCTTCGTCTAACTTATCAGAACGACTTTTAAGAGCGGAGTTATTAATTGACTTAACGACATTTTTGAATGCTTCAAGAACCTCGTCCCTGACAATGGTGTTAACATCTCCATCAGCCTGCCTTTGTGGTCTTGCATAGCCTTCTGTTATCATCTGACTTGACCTTCCTCTCATCCTCTCAAAGTAATTGTCAAGTGCATGAAACCACTCGTGAGCAAGAGAGCCGGCTCCTTTATTCTTAGTAAGGTTTATCACAACCTGACCGGCCTCATAATGAGCAAGAGGGGCATCTTTTCCTCCACTACCCCTTGCACCAAACGCGAGGCCTAACTCTCCGTTGAGAGAGATGGCCTTTGTAGGGATATTTAATACTTTGGCCAAATCAAACAGAGCATCATAGGCCTCATTCAAATCATCTTGCCTCTTACTCTGCTCAACATAATTTCCAAATTGGACCCCTCTAAACCCAAAGGCCTCTTGATACATCTCAGGTGTGGCATCTTTACCATTGCGGTAATCAAATCCAATTCTTGGTTTATTACCATCAGGCCTTTCCTGAGGAACAATCTTTGCCTCTTCAAGCATCTTTTCAAGTTGCTCCCTGTTTTGTTCAATGTATTCTGATGCTTCTTTAGATGATGCAAAACCATCCTTTAGAGTAATAAATTTACCGGCAGCAACTTTTTTCCCAATGATAATGTTCTTCGGGTTGTTTTTCATATACCACATGTCAAACTTAACCCCGGCTTGTTTTTCCTGAAGTGAGCTGATGATATACTTCAGCCCGGCAACAGCCTCATCAAAGGTTTTATAGTCATTGATTATTCTGCTTCCGTTGACTATGGTATATGTACTACGCCCGATAAATCGCCTTATTGAATAGCTACCAAGATTAACCTTACTCTCAGGAAATCCGAGGGCCAACAAGGTTTTAATGTAGTTGTCAATCTCCTCTACTGCTAGCTTATGGAGATGGGTTCTCATTAATTCCATGAACGACATTCCATCGTGTTGATCTGCGAATGACTGTTTATCGCTGAGCCAATCAAGAACATCTTTATACGCCCGAACACTCATCATCCACTTGTTTATTTTTGATGGATATCGTCCGCTTGGCCTTGCGCCTATGTTGCTCCTCATATACTGCAAGAGCGCCGCCTCTTCAGGTGTAGTAATTCCCAATTCAACTAATTTTGCATAATCTTGAAGCGGAAACACCTTGGCAAAGCCCTCTTTAAGAACATCGCTCATCTCGCGAGATGCCTGTTCTTTCAACCCGGCACGCAAGTCTTTTTTTGCGCCAAGTATTTTCTCTCCAAAGTCCTCAATCTTTTGTGTTGATGATGGCTGCTCCTGAATAGATGCTTCAGGTTGCGATGCCTCTTGAACAGGAGCTTCTTCAGTTGTCGCTTGCTCTGACTGCACTTGCCTATAATCAGCAAATGGTTTGATTCTTCTTGTGCCATTTTCGGCCCATTCGCGGAATCCCTCAACAGAAATAGCGGTTATGTTTCCAAGGCCTTGCCATCCCTCTTTGTAGTTTGATTGGTATGCAGCTTTAGCAGACTCGATATCATCAAATCCAAGCATAACCTTATGTTCATCAAACAAGCCATCAGGATTAACCTGGTCAACAACAAATATGTTTTCTGCAACAGGATTATCACCTAGAAATACATCAATATGGTCGGCATCTTTGCCTGTGGTTCCAAGGATATAGCCATAAGTATTATTCATGGTTATTTCCCATTTCTTGCCATCTCTGTCTGTGCCGGAGCGGGTTGAACCTCTTGGATTCTCTATGGAAACATTAAATCCCTGCACCTGAATATGCCCCTTCTGATAATTACCGGCCTCCTTTTGTTTATCGGAAGCATTAACATCAACCTTGGCCTCTTCGATTGCGAGGTTTTCTTCAAACAGGTCGATTTGATTTTTGGTATCTTCGATATCAGCAGCCCTTTTCGATTCTGCAGATTCAATCTCCTTGCCAATCTGAGCAAGCTGCTCATCGAATGGTCTTAATGCAGCAGCAACAACCTCTTCGTTATACACAAACTCCCCTGCTAATGGGTTATTGTCAAACTCAGGATTGGTGTCACCAAATAGGCCATTTCTCTTGTCAAGAGAGGCGAACTTACGCTCCTTGGCAGAAAGGATTTCCTTCTTTTTCGATTCTAATTCTTTGATTTTGTCTGCATACGAAGTATTGATTTTATCAATTGCAGACTTCTTAACCGGAGAAAGTTCCGGTTCAACAGATTGTATTGATTCTTGAACAGGTTGCTCCCCTGTTACGCCTCTTTGCTGTACCAGGTCAGGATTCTCAGAACTAGCTTCATCTTGAAGTCCTCGTCCTGTGTCGCCTGTGTCAACTCCTCCCGAGACACCATCTTCGCCTTGATTGCTTTCGGCAATGCCTTCTGAAGCATCTGAACGAATTTCTCCCCGGTCATTTCCTGCTGTAATATCTCTTCCGGTGTCATTTTGTAAAGTATTTAATTGGTTTGTGTCCTCTGGTAGATCTTCTGAATTCAGGAGCCTATCGTACTCCTCTTGCTGTGCAGCAGAGATGAAAACATTATCTATCAGAGAAGACTCTTCCTGCGATAAAGATAAGTAATTTTCTGCAAAATAATCATCAACTATGTAGTCTATTTCTTCGCTTGTAAGGTCTGGTCTCTCAGCAAGATTGCTTTCGGCCTTAATAACACCCTCCCTGCTGTCTTTTATGAAATCAAGGGCAGCTCTTTTTGAATAAACCTTACCCATCACATCAAGTACAACATCCAAAACCTCCATCTCATCCATGTTTTGAAACATGCTGTATGTGTCGTTCTCCTTCAGGTAGTGAGCAAATTTCTCAGGTGTTAGTCCTACTTTCTCGTTCTGCAGGCCAAAATACCTTCTCATGTCTGTACTATTGACCTTCAACCCTAAGTGTTTGGCAAAACCCTTTGTTCCGGGAGAATCTTTCAACTTTAATCTCAATCCGCCCTCCAAAAGAGCGAAGGCAACAGCCTCCTCTTTTGATTGAGGCGACTCAAATGATTGCAACTCCTGTTGGAAAGGAGTTAGCTTTGGTCTCTTGCCGGGCTGCTTGGTAACCGGTGGGACCATTGGAGCAGACATAGGGGCCTCTGCTGCCTCTGATTGAGACTGCTGAGGTATGATAAACCCGCGAATCTCATTCAATTTTGCCATCTCTGTGTTGATAGCCTTTACTTTCCTTCTGCGCTCAATGGGATTAGTGGCTTTTTGAGCCTTTTTAAGAGCCTCTTTCTGTTCAGCAAGCAAATCATCCAACATCTCAGGCGCTTCTTCCCCAAACTCAGATTTAAGGGCCTCAGCATACATCTTTGGCTCTGTTATCTGTGCATAGTCAATTTGTCCTTCCTTATCAACAGGAAAAGATATTTGTTCAGAAACGATTTCAGTTGAAGGGGTCTCTACTGAGGCAGGAGTTTCCGCGCTGATTTCGCTTGTCAATGGCGCATCAACCTCTTGTGGTTGCTCAACAGAACCTGTCTGGTCAGGAGCTATGCTCTGTTCTGTGGCCGGGGTGATTGAAGGAACTCTTTCAAGTGCGCCCAGCTCAACCCTGTGCTCGTTACCCTCCTTGTCAACAACGAAAATGTCCTCTTCGGTGGCATCAATGACAGTTACCTTCTCTTCACCAATACGAAACTGCTTCCCAGGTTCAATCTCCTCCATTGAGATTGGTTGTTCGTTGGCCATCTCCTGCTGCTCTACTTGCTGCATTGCTGCATTTTCAGCGGTTACAGCATCTTGAACAGGCTTCAATGTCTCTCTCGACTGCAACCAAGAGTCTAACCAACTCTTTTTATCTATCATTTGAACATCAACAAACTCTCCTGAAGTGACTGTTGACACCTCTCCGGTCTCAACATCTCTGACAACCATCAGTTCTTTGTCAAGTTCTGACTCTAGTGTATCTGTGATATAGAATTGCTTGTCTTCTCTGTTGACTCCAATAACAACAGAATTCGGTATTCTCTTATGAAAGACAGGTCCTCCCATCTCGCTCTCGGCAAGTGCTTCAATTCCCTGATAAGCCCCGGTCTTAACAGCATTATCCATTGCTGCTTTCGATGCCGCAGAAATAACATCTTCATACGACTGACTATCTGTTCCAATGACCTCCTTTAGATTCTGCATGGCTGCAAAAACAGGCCCTTCGGACTTATTATCAGGGTTGAAGTATTCTGAATTTTGTATGGAAGCTTGTAGGTTCTCGGCAGCTATACGAACCTTCTCGTCCCCAATTGTGGCTATGCTTGAAGCAAAGTTTGAAAGAGAAGACTTGGCCTGATTGGATATCCTGTTTTTCTCAATGTTGTTGGCAACTCCTCCCGATGCTAGCTTTATGCCTGTAAAGGTTCCTCCCAGGAGGGCTGTATTTAGAGCTATTGAACCATAGAACTCAGGGTCCGCAAGCTGTTTATAATCATCAGAGCCTGTGAGCAGAGATGAAAGCAGGGCGTTTGGAACCTCTTCAAGGAATATCTCTGAGGAAATGTTGTGAACCTGAGCCTTATCAAGAAACCCTCCCATCTTCTTATAGACAGGGTTGCCTGTAATCTTGTCGAGGATATTGGCCTGTTTACCCAATACCCCAAGAAGTTTTTTATTGTTGATGAACGGGGTCAAGAGGCCCCTTCCTGCTAACTCTCCGAATCCCTCTGTAAGGTATTCAAGCGTATTGGTCACATAAGCCTTGTAAACATCTCCGGCAAGAGTGTTATCATTACGGACAACCTTGCCCTCTTCGTTTTCAGAATAGTTCTGCAATCTTCTCTCCGCAAGATTTGTGTACATGGTTGTAGTGAGAGGCGAGCGCAGCATGTTTGCCACAACCTCCTGACCTCCCTTACGCACAGCATAGTTGACAGCCTCTTTCTTTCCTATTTCTTTAGCAGCCTTGAATGTTGCTGCTTTTCCGGTAGCCCATAGCCCCGCCTTGACTGCGTTTGTTGCGCCTGAAGTCAGCATCATCTGAGCAACAAAAGGAACCATTTGTTGAAACATAGCCCCCGATTTATGCCAAAAACCTCTGTCCTCAGATTCTATCTTGCGAAGATTATTGTATGTGTCAACAGCTTGCTTCTCCTCCGGGAGTAACAGATCTTCATTTTCGGATGCCTTGCGAAGCAGATGGCCAATATTGAAGGCGCGTTCAATCTGAGTTATCCCCATTGTCGCAAAATCCTTCATTGTTCCTGTGTTGACAAGACCCTGCCAAAACTGCTTTATTTTACTACCCTTGGGGTCGTATGATTCAAGATTTTCGGCAATCTGAATGAAGTCCTTTTGCATCTTGACTGCATTCATCCTTCTGCGAGCTTCTTCGGCCTTATCAAGGTGGGTATCGTAAAACTCTCTATCCTCCTTGTTGACCTTGGCTTTGTTCATCAGGTAAAACAGGGATGTAGGAGAGAGTTCCCCTTTGGCTGTTGGTTTTGCTTGCTCAACACCTTTTATCCGGCCTTCAATCTGTTCAAATCTTGTCAACCATTCGTTCTCTTCAAGGATTTTCTGTGCCTGTGCATCAAGCTCCTTCTTTCTGTCAGGTAAAGGCAATGCGTCAATAGATAGTTGCTGTTCATCTGCAGGAGATGTGTCTTGCATAGTGTCTGGTCCCGAAGCCTTACTCTTTAGCGGAGCAGGGGCCTTATCTTCTACAACAAGAGGGTTTGTGAATACCGGAGCTTGTGCCGGATTGGATGGAAGAGGAATATTTCCCTGGCCGGCAGGAAGAGGACCTGAGAAATCAGGGGTAATGAAGGTTAAGAATTTACCTTCGTCACCAATCTCCTCTTCGTCGAATCTTGATTTAAGATTTTGGTAGAGATGCTTTGCGCCGGCCACATCGGTAACAGAGTTAACAAAATCATCCTTTGTGCCTATCTCTGCTTCCGACACTTTACCTGTTCCAATCAGGTTGTTGTATAGTTTCTCCCTGTTGCTGATAGGAGTGATTGCTTCGTTTGCCATAACTACTATTGTAAAAGGTTTTTCTTAACTGCTGTCTGTGTTTTTGGAGGAAGGAATGATCCTTTTTGTTGCTGAGCTGATGTCCCTCCTTGCATTGTCTGATTGCTTTGTATTGGGTCAAAATATTGCTCAAACTCACCAAATCCCGAAGCAATGTATTTAAGCGCAACCGCACGAATGAGATTGTCTGTTGCTTCAACTTGGCCAGAACCCATTGCTCTTTGGATATTGTCAATGTCCTCTTTGATTGCCTTTTCAACAGGAGTAAGTTCGTTCTCGTTCTTCTGAACCAATCCCGGATATCTTGCGGCAACATCATTGATTATCTGTTGCGCCTGAGACTTACCCATTGTTCTCATGTTTCCGCCCTTGTCTTTATACGACAGAAAAACTCCTTTCTTCGTAGCGGGATTTGCCGCTTCTGCTGCATTGGTTTGAGCGTTCATGGTAGCTGCATTTGCAGAGGCCTCTCTTGCTGAAATGGTTCTGTCTCTCATGCCCTTTTCATAGTCAGAAATACTCTTTTCCTGAACAGTCTGAACACCCGCTTTAAACTCATCGGAGGCGGCAGCATTGAGGGCTTTGAAGTTTGAATCTCTTCTTCGTTGGTCAAGGGTAGTAATATCTTTCTGCTGATCGTAATGGGTTTTCATCTGCAGTTGCTTATCTGCTTCCTTGGTCTTTCTTGCAAGCTCCTGATAGTACAGGTCTGTCTTGTATTTCTCATCCTGGATTGAGGAGAGCTGATTGAGAGACTGCTGCATGATTGGCGAAGGCTGATATCGAGTCTGAGTGTAACCTCCGCCTGCAAGTCCGGCAATAGCATTGAATAGGTTTCCCCATCCTGTTACCTTGGCCATCCTTGCTGTTCTTTTCTCTCTCTCTTCAAGTGACTCCTTGTGTTGCTTTGCTTGTGCAAGCACATCAATAACAGATTGCCCCTCCTGATATTGGAAAGGCTTATAACTAATCTGGGAATCATCTATATAAACCTGCCTCTGTGCGGTCGGTTCTTTTTTTGAGACTACTGTCTCGGTAATGGTTTTTTTCTCTTCCGGTCCCATAATAGCTATTATTTGAAGATTTTTGTTGCGTCAATTGGCTTCTCTTCTGCAAACGCAGGATTGAGTAACTTACCATCGCTCATCATGTACGCAGAGGCAAGAGAGCCGGCTGCGGACGAAATGCCCTGAGCTGTGTCAGCCCAAGTTTGCGCTCTCTGTGAATTCAGTCCCATCTGAGTGCCTACAAGACCCTGCTTCCTCTGCAGATAGCCTTGTTTAACAACTTGTTGTCTGTTATCCTCCTTCTCAACGAGTCCGGAAACAGCATCAGACATGACTCTGTTGTTAGACTGCTTTGCTGCCAAGACATTTTCTTGCGTTGCTCCTGTGGCTGCTGCTGTATTCTCAGTAACCTTGTTATTGTCCTCCATTGTTGACGAAAGTCTTTTGAGGTACGCCTTCGAACCCGGATTCTCCAAAGCATCACGATGGTACTCACGAACAAAGTCTGCTTTATTCTCATCACTCAATGAGTCAAGCAAACCCTGATTCTTTCTGTTTTCGTTACCTGATTTTATTGCTCCGTATGCTGATGATGCTACTGCGAGCGCTCCTAAGATGAACGGAACGACAGCCTGATTAACATTGACATCTCTTGGCCATATAATATCGCTAATTATCAAGCAAATACTGACTATTAACAAAACTCTCTTTTTCATAACCCTGCATTTTGCACAATAGTACAAAATCACAGATGCCTAAACTGTGCAACATGACCACATTTGCAAGTTCAACAAGGTTACTTTTGACAAAAAAGAATGATATGCCTAAAATGTTAGGAGAACCGGGGTTTAAATATACAGAGGAGCTGAAAACAAACATTGTTTATCTGCTTCTAACCCGTTACAATGGTAGTCTTGCGCAATGTTCGAAGGGGGTATTGGTTCACAAAGAATTATTGGCAAAATGGAAGGAGCAGTACGAGGCTTATGTAATAGACCAATTGATACCAAAGCCTCCTGAACCGGATCCTGAGGAAGAGATAACAGACCCCAACCTTATATACCAAAGGGGAATGAAGAGGCTGAACGACATTATATCGTCTTCGAAGGACCCTCACAAGATAACATCTGCACTAAAGATTATGAGAGAGATGGAAAGAGAGAAGGGCAGCAAACAAAAAGAGACAATATTTGACGAGTTAAATAAACTAATCATGAAGGAGGATTTTCAAGATGAGAAATGAGGTAATTCAATTCAAGGGCATAGTGAGAAGCACTTCCGGACAGGTTGCCGGTGAAGGGGCTTGCGAGGAGCTGATAAATGTTCGCAATCAGGGTGAACACCTTCGCGTGGTTGGTAAGAAGAAAACCATAATTGCAAACACAGAGTTTAAGAAATACATTCTGCATAAGATTGCTGACCAGGAGAATCATATTGCCTTTTATGACAACATGGTTTATCATATCAACCCTGATACCTTGGGGGTGATTGACGACCTGTATGCAGCATCCGGGGATGTTGATTTGTACTCTTTGAACAATATGCTTATCATTAACGACATTGTTGCTGAAAAAATGGTTGTTTATGAGTGGGTTGATGGTGCGTATAGAGTCTTGTTTCAAGGGTTACCTGTCTCACCTACTATCTCTGTAACAAAAGAAGATTATCTCATTGGCGGGATAGCAACAGATATTGTTGGGGAGGCCTTCTCAGCAAAGACAGAGGCATACGCTAGTGAACAATTATTCAGAGAAACCCTTGTCGGCTCTTTAAATAAAATCAAACACGACAACGAAGATTATAACGAGGGTTATGTTTTTGTATCTGTTAACTACTCCCTCATGTCCGGGGATGAAACGAAGATGTCTAATCCAATCATGGTAAAACTTGGGTCATTCAAGGCAAAGCCATTTGGACTGTTCTTTTCAAACTGCCTCCCATTGCTGTCTATGCAAAAGTTAAAACTCTCATTGGTTCAATGTCCTGACTATGAATCACACAAAAGACTTATTAAATCAATCAATATTTACTCTACACTTCCACAAAGTTTCTATGAACTTGATGTAAAAAAAATAAGAGCCTTTGGAATTGACAACGACACCTTGTCTTATCCAATATACGACATTACAGACCATCCTGGGCTGACTGAGAAAGACTATAAGGCAGAGGATTTTGCTAAATTAATGTATTATAAGCAGTATTCTATTCCCTTGAACAACATTGAAGCGGAGTATGTTATCAAATTTGGTGCAGATCAAGCAACAGAAAAGACCATGCCGGTAGATAACTCAGGATGGCTAAAGAGTTCGGGGAGGGCGTTTTTGTTCAATAACAGACTACACCTCTACGACTATAAAAGAATCTTTACCAAGGAGGCAAATATCTTTGCTCGGATGAATTTTACAGGTGTTGCTGATGCCGGGCAAGAAATTGTTCAAGCAACAGCTCAGTTCACAATCAACGCTTCAAACAAAGTATTGTCAGCATCCGGGCTTGTGACAACTCTTGTCAAATATGCTGCAGATGGAGAGAGCGCACAGATATGGTTACAGGACTTTATTTCTTTTCCTGATAGCAGGGCGGAGAGTGTTACTCTTTCGTGGACCAACTCTTCCACATCAAAGAAATACACCAAGACCATTGTTTTAAATCCATCCAAGACTCTCAACTTTGCCTTTGCGTATGTTAAAACATCAGCAGAGATTCCTTTTGCAACATGCAACAGGGTTGATACTTTAACAACAATTGCAGATAGTCTAAAGATTGAAGAAAATACGATTGTTTTAGTGTCCTCACCGGGCGCACCTTACCATTTCCCGGTTGAACACTCTTACAGAATTGGAGGAGAGATTCAAGACCTTGCATTGATGGTTGAACAGGTATCGGAGGCGCAGCAAGGGCAATATCCTTTGGTTGTTTTTACGGACAGAGGTATTTATGCCCTACAACAGGGTTCAGGATTAGTCTTGTATTCAAATCTTATCCCTATTTCAAACGACTCATGCAGAAGAGGAGTTGTGCAAACAAAGTCAGGAGTTGCATACATCGCAAATAATTCTGTCAACCTCCTGTATGGAAGAAATGGAATAAGTATATCAAAAGCATTGGAAGCAGACATTGACAAGTCCATTCGCTTCTGCAACTCATTCTCTTTGGCAACAAAGAACATTGCGCTGTACGACATCTATGATTACCTGTCAAAGGTTGATTTCCGCAATTACATTCAGGGCGCAAACCTTTTCTTTGACTCTGTTCAAGAGGAGATTATTGTTTCGAACACAGACTATCTCTATTCTTATGTTTTCAATCTCAGAGAAAAGCTGTGGCATAAAATTACCGAGATCTTTAAGGAAGGTAACAACAGGTATGCTCTCAGGCCAACCACAGCAACGCTGCAACCGGCTCTCCCGGCAACAGCCACAATTGAGATACCGGCAATAGTTGTCTCTCCTGAGGTGCAGTTTGCTTCTCAAAACAAGTGTTCACTCACCGCTATGGATGCAGTCATTCCGGCAGGGCAGCAGCTTCAACTCATTGTTGACTCTTCAAGGCTCTCCTCATATCATACTCAGGTTGCTATGCCAACATATATGGCCCTGGAGATGATGCTTAGTGTTATCCCTTTTATCAAAATGAATTACAACAACTCCACAAAGGTTGTTGACATCTATTCGAGCAAGGCCGAGCATGCCGGCAAGGTGTTGGCTCTAAAAAACACTACAACAGCGAGTGAAAAGACAGCAACCCTGACAACTTACGCGCAGTCTGTGACCATATCTGCAAAGGGAATAGGCCAGAGCATCACCGCGACAATAAACGCTATTAACGCTCAGATTTCAATTCTATCAACAGATGATTACATTAGCATCACCGAGAGACTGAAAGCCGCAATTGTTGATGCTGTGTCAACAGTTACTGTGTCAAACTACATGAACCTGTTAACCATCTCAACCAAGGCAACCGGGGCAGCACAAAACAATGTAACCATTGCAATAACCCCTTCCCTACACATTATGATGGTTAAAACAAACTTCACCGGAGGAAGGGATGCGGGAGCTGCTTCAATTGAGGATTCGCCTGCAGACATTGTGGACCTCTCAGAAGAGGAGATGGAAGGCTCAAACCTGATTCACATACAGACAAGGCCGAACCAACTGAATCAATTCGGATATAAAAAGATTGAAAGAGCTGTTCTTCGGGGGGAGATAAGACCTTCAGGAAGGCCATTTGGAGCCTATCTGTTTGCCTCAAACGATTTGGTGACATGGAAACTTGTTACAGGTGTTCAAACCGATTCAAACCTTGCAAATCTGCGTATGCAGAGAAGCAAACTCTCATACAGATACTATCTGCTTGTTGCAGGCGGCTCTGTTGACATATCAAACGACATTGTTCTGCTAGATATGCAAGTTGAAGATGTTTTAGAAAAGAAAATCAGATAAGGACAATCAGGTATGCAAATCAAAAAGCCCCCTGGCATCACACCGGAGGGCTTTTCTTATAACCTAAACTTAAACTATGATAAACAACGACAACAAAGGTAAAAGTAGTTTTGATTATACACATTGGTTATCATCATTGTATATCAACCATAAATCAACATTCCCATTTTGTCAACTTATGACAATTTAAGTTTTACAAAGTTATGCGAAGGCCTTAAAAAATTGCATATTGATTTACAGATAGTTGCAAATTATGGTCTCTTTCCGGACAACTTATCTACCGCTTTTTCGAGGTCTCTCTCTTCAGGAGGCGTATTCCAGAACTCCTCTACACAGGTATAAAGAACATCAACTTGCGCACCGGTTAACTTCATAATCTTTGCACAAAACTCTTCAAATAGAAATTTATTATCTTTGTAGAGAAACGAGGTGAATCCTATGCTGATTTATACAAAAGTTATACAAAGCAGGTTTTCGCTACTCACTAAATGATTGTAGTATAATTGATTATGTCGGTTCATCCATCAGCTTCCCAAGCTGAGGGTCGTGGGTTCGAACCCCATTTACCGCTCATCAAACAACCCTTTTGATTATAAGCGTTTAAGTATGTTAAATAACAACTTAGGCGCTTATCTTTTTTTCATCATTTGCAAACATAGTCAAACATATTTGTATATATTTGTGCAAAAGTTAGTCGAAAGTTATACAAAACTTATACAAAGATGGCGAGAATATCTGTTGTCGTTCTGGAGAAAAACAAGAGACTTGATGGAACCTATCCAATTCACATACGAGTCTTTGTGAACGGAAAGTATGCTTACATAGATACAGAGTTATCAGCGCACAGGTGGGAGTTGGAGAAAAAGAAGGGAAGCAAAACCTCCTCTGTCCTCTCGATCAAGGATAGGATATTGTTTAAGCGGGCAGATTTTATTCTGCGAAAATATGAAGATCTCTTGGAGAGCGTTAACACAACGAATCTCTCAGCATCCTCTCTTCGGACCATCCTGATAAGTAAGATTTCGCAAGGCAAACAACTAGGCAATGGCGTAAACTTCATTCAGTTTATTGACGAACTGATATTGAGTATTAAGTCTAACGAGAGAACCGGCTCTGCAGCAAACATGACAAACCTTCGCAATTCTCTTGTTGACTATGTTGGCCGCCCCATGCTATTCAACTACGAAATAACAACCTTATGGCTTGAATCTTACTCTACCTGGCTTAAAAAAGAGAGGAAGATGTTGAGAAGAAATCAGAAAAAGATGGTTGAATATACAGTTAAGGGAGTGGGTGATTCGGGGCTGTATAACAAATTAAAAGAACTGAGGACCGCCTTCAACGCGATGATTAAGCAATACAACAACGAAGGGAGTGGAGAGATTGTTATTAAGAACTATCCATTCAGGGATTTCAAGTTAATTCAGCCTGACACATTACCAAGAGGATTGGATGCAAAAGAGCTGCTACCCCTATACCGGTTGTTCGATGAATATAAAACCTTGTCTTGGCGTGAGAAAATGGCTCTTGATTTATTTTTCCTTTCGTTTTTTATGATTGGAATCAATGCTGTTGATCTGTACAAAGTAACTAAGGACAAACTAAAGAATGGCAGGCTGATATACAACCGGAGCAAGGTTAAGGACAGGAGGAAAGACAAGGCCAGAACACCTGTAAAGATTGAACCTGAGGCAGAGTTAATTCTTAATAAATATCTTTCTAAGGATGGCCCGCAGCTTTTAATTCTCAGTTCTCGGTACAAGAAAAGCGACTATCTCAATAAGGCCCTTTCAATTGGTATGAGGGCTTTATGTACCAGGGCTAATATTGCGGACATTGACTTTTATGCCGCTCGCCACTCATGGGCTACTATTGCAAGAAATGATTGCGGAGTAAGTAAAGATGATATCAACCTTGCGCTCAACCATAAAGAGCAGAGTAAAGCGATGCAGACAACGGATAAATACATAAGGCCAAACTATTCCATGATAGATATTGCTAACAGAAAAGTCATTGACCACTTTTTTTCAGAGTGGCAAGAGTTTTTGAAGAAATCATCTCCCCCTCCCCTAGCAGCAGCCACCTCTCATCAATCTCAGGAAAATGATAGCATATCTTCTGAATAATTTCAAGGTTTGCCGGCCGGGTGAAATTTACACATCCGTAAATAGTTGCATAGCTTACTTCAATCCTGTTTGAAAAGGATCTTGTGTTTAATTTTGAATAACTTAACACCTGCACTATTCGAAATTGAATAT